TCCTTCTCATCCTGGGTTCTAAAAACTTCGTCATTCATAATGTACCACAGGTCATCCAGAGACTGTATCTCCTGACTTCCTATCTGGAACTGGACCTTCTCTATGATGGCACGCCCGACCTTGTTCGTATAGACACCGTTTGGTTGGTATCTGTTCATGTTGATGTTCACCGGAAACACCGACTCGTATACATTTTCCTGAGTATGTGCAACATTGGCAGTGTTGCGGAATGAGGACAGACACGTCCCCAACAGATTGGACGAGAATTCCCCACCAACGCCCGATATGGGTCGCGACCCATAATCAACATTACTGTTCACAATCCCACTGTTGAATGTTGATGTCACGGTTACATTGCCCGCCTTGGTTCTGGGGTCACTCAGGATATTGAAATATGCTGGTAACAAACTAACAGTCTTCGCGGATGACACCGTGCGTGTTACGGCGCTGCTCTCGTATATCACATTTGCAGTTACTGCCAAAGTGTTTTCGTTGTAATTACTGAAGGTAATGGTAATCTTGTCATTCGGCTGCGTGGCATTTGATGTCACCAAACTGTTGGATACCGCGGCAGTACCAAAGCCCGGGCGAATGTTGATAATCTCCTTTGTGCCACTCGCGGTTGTGTTCTCTCCGAATGACAGTACAATCTCGTCGTACCACCCACGGTCACTCCCGTAGGTATTACTCACATTACTAAAGTACTTGTACACCTCTATGTGGTTACCCGCATTTCCCGTGGTTCCCAGTGCGGAGAAGGATGCAAGAGTCAATTTCCTCTGGAGCATGCCCTCCCCCCTGAACACTCCGTACTTGTAGCTTGCCGTGCTAACGGGTGGGGCATATCTGCTGGCACCGTAGAAGAAGTCCATACTATCGAGACGACCACCGCGCTCAATGAGCGATGGCAGGTACTGTCTGTACACGTCATTCACAACGAGGTTACTGGTGGTCGGTGGGTTGCCAGGGGGTGTAACCACACCACCAGACTTGGTGAAATTCCATGGAGTTGTGGGTGTATTGTCCGTATCTGCAACCGCTGTAATGGACGGATACCCGTTAAAATCACCAGATGTAAATGGATTCAATGTACTGGTAAGAGTTATCACACTGTCATTTGATGACGTCAGTGGGGTCATGCCCTCAACCGCAAAATTTAACAAATTATTCACACCCGTAATATTAGAATAATTTACATTCTGCGTGAACACATTAGTTGTTACCGTGGTTGCTCTCGGGTTTGTATTACCCGTCTGGGGACTACTCGTATTAAATGTCATATATTCATTGAAAGTATTCATTGAACTCTGGAATATTACATTCGACGCGTACAGGTTGGTATTCAAACTACTGTCGTTGAGAGCATCAGCCGCCCATATGGCACCATTGCCGTTACCATCCTGGGCGTAATTGCCACTGTAGTCCGTTCCTGGCCAACTTTCGTTTATGATGACACCCTCTGCGTTCTTCACATTCACATACCAATTTGACAATATCCCCTTGTTTTCCAGGGTCGAGTTTGCCACGGATGTAAAAATATTCGATCTATTTATTCCAATCTGCATGACATTACTGCTACTCGACTCTGATATGTTTAAGATAGGGATACTCTTGTTGGCATAGTACACACCGGTATCAATCGTGGGGAGATTACCGGGGTTCCGTGTACCAACAAACCTCGCGTCGGTCAAATCCTTGGAATTGAACAAACTGAACCCGGCGTTGATCCAGAAGTTCTGGGCTGTGGACAGTGTAAATACATTACCACCAACTACGCCGTTGATTACACCCGCAAGCGATATCACTCGCTGGTTGAAGATACCCACGCACCCATACCGGGTATCGGGGAATGTGTAGTCTACTCCAAACCTGTTATTTGACACTGTGTCTATGTACTGCACGTTCTGACCCGCCTTGTTACCCATGACTATGTAGGCACGCTTACTATAATCATCGTAGACCATGCTTGCCCCAGTCACACCAACTGCGGTTACGTTGGAGTTGGTTACACCCGTAAGCGTCGATCCGCTGAGGTAAAAGGCATCACCCGAACCATCCGTGAAGTAGATGTTACTGCCCACGGCAACGATGGGTGTATCAATTACAGACGTAAATGAGATGGATGGTGTTAGCGGTGCCCACAACTCAGTTGTCAGGTCATAACAGTATATACCATTTGTGGCGGAACCACCAACCTGGCCACCCACAACATACAATTTGTTGTCGCTGTATGCGAAGCCGGGTAAGTGAATACCCGTCTCTGCACCGGGGAACGTAAGGGACTCCGTCTTCCACACACCACCAAGGAAATGGGTGGTTGCATTGAGTTCCAGGTAGTACAGACCCTTGGTATAACCACTTGCGGTCTCACCGGAGAACATATAGTACTTGTTCCCCGCGAAGGCACATCTGGCGTAGGCAATCGGCTCGGTGTATGACGTCTGTGTGGATGTCATTTGTGTCAGACCACCGTCCATCTTGTATTTGAAACCACTGGATAACCGTGTGCCGGCTACATCAATACCTCCAATTGCGAACAGGTTTGATGCAAATACCGCTGACCCAGCACCCTGGGATGTATACAGGGAATCGACGAAGAAGTCGGAAGTTCCGAGGTCCGTGTTGACGTAACTGACATTCGCATGGGTTAGGATGTTAGAATTGACTACGAGGGCGTTGGCAGATACCGTTGTGTTGTTAATCACAAATGTATTGGGGTAGGTCGTCATCTTCACGAATGTATTGGGGTTGTAGGTCTTCATTTGCCCCGTGCTCGTGTAATACCCACCGTTCACGTATATGGCCGTGTTTGCCTGTGTATATGTTACATTCGACCGGTAGTCCGCCGAGACATCCATGTTCATTGGGCCACTGAATGCGGTCGTGAGCGCACTACCCGCAAGTGAGAAAGTGTAGTTGCTGGCAATACCATACCCCTCGGGGGCAAACACCTCGAGAGTGTTTGTGTTCAGATACGAAATGTCCGCCTCGTTGCCAGTGGAAAGCTTAATGTCTACAAAACTGTACGGCAGTGTGTTGGAAAAATTCTGTCTGGAAGACACAATCTCCTGGGTCGTGGTGCCTATGATGTTGGCGACCGTGTATGTATCATCGATGGTAATCGTGGCATTGGAAGCATTGAATGTTTCCAGGTTGCTCTGTGTATGGGCGATATCCATGTTGGTTATGGTGCATACGTTGTTGTTGCGAATTGCCACAATATTCGATTTCCACGCGGAATCAAAAATTACATCATATTTCTTGGTACCCGTAACATTTACAGACGCATTGGAAACTCCATTCACAGTGTACTTGAGAGTGCTTGTCACTTCCTTGACGAAGAACTCACCGCCAGTTGTCGCCAGTGTTGGTTGGATGATAGTTGTGATGGTATTGGATGTCAGATTAGCAGCGGGAACTACCTTTGACCCGTAACTGCTTGTGACGGTGACATTGGCCTCGTTGAAAGTTGCAGAAATATTGTCATCCTGCACAGCCAGGGGGCCATAGGTATACTGCCCAGATATGATATTCGAGTACCCGTTACTGGCCTGCGCGATGGTTGTTGTCAGGTACTTGGTAGGGCGAACAGTCACGATACCACCCAGGTCACCCGAACTTGACGGGTATATGAAGCTTGACCCTGCAACATTGGAACTGCAAGTGAAATGCGACGCACCTCCATACACAATACTATTTACATTGGCCTGCGCCAACCCAAGTTGAGATATGAGCTGCTTTGTCCATGTGTTGGAACCGTTTGTGACAGTCAGCGTCTGTCCTGCAGTACCCACAGTGTTGCCCGGATACTGGATGGTCGTAATATTTGCATACAGATTCACCGAAATGTACCTTGACAAACCCGAATACACCTCGAGTCTGGGGTAGCATACACCATAGGATATATTGGATACGGCCTGTGATACCTTCGTAAGGGTCAGTGCGCCATACTTCATTGCCTGGAGAAATGCAGTGTCGGTGGGAATACCCGTCACAACCTGGGGTGTGGTTGTCATCAGCGTCTGTGCGTCTCCATTCCAGTTATTCAAATTTACCAATAATTGCGGTTTTGACCCGTATGCCACACTTGTGCTATTGGATACCGCCCCATGTGATAAATGTACAGAGAAAGAGTGTACGTTACTGCTACCGTATCCTATGAATGCACTCCTGTTGCTCGGGACGGTAATGGTTGACGTGCCCTGTGTGACCTGGAAACAATGTTGAATAAATCCACTGGAACCCTGCTGGATGACCCCAACGTTCACAATCGTACTGCGCGATGCGTTTGTTATTTCGAGTATAGGGTCAAATGAACCATCTGTTCTGTAATCACCCACGTTGGTGCTAATATTTTCAAAATATACATTTGATAATCTCGATCCAGATGGTGTGGTACTGGGAATCTTGAATCCAATATCATTTGTAAAATGGTCACCCCCACAATTGGAATAGTATGAGAGTGTCCCTGCAACGGGGTCAGCCCCTGATGCGCTCAAACTCGTGACTTTCGACGGGGTGGGATTGAAGTCCGTTCTCAATAACAAGTTGTTATAATTTCTTGTACTTGAAACATTGCTGGGTATGTACATGTTATCGTATGATTCGTCGATTGTGATGGTGGATGTATTGAACCCGGAATCATTCATGGAAACGTTGGAAGCACCGAAACTATTCGAGAATAAACCAGTGTCATAATACTGCACCGCGAAATCACTACCGACGGTAAATACGTTACTATCGGAGATGACTGTGGGGGCTACCTCAATATTTGACAAAATTATAGGAGCATTCTCATTCACATATGTTCCATCAATAATCATATTATGCATAAAATATACTGACTTGGCCCCAGTTTTCTTTATGGTGATAAATGTATCCGTGAAGGTCTCGGCGATTCGAAATGTCCCATCACCATTAGCACTACCCGACTTGGTAGTTGTTAGTTGAGCACCAGATGACTTGAATGCTTTCCATATGTAACCAACACCACCACCCTGCGTCTCCTCGAGACTAATCCTGATAGCATTGGCAGTGACCGTGGCTGCAGAATCGAATATAATCTTAAAATCCATATTACCCGCTATAGTAAACGACGGGGCATCCGCACCGTCAGTGCCTGTCAAGCGCCGGAATATTTGAAGCCAATTGGACTGCCCGGTAACACCCTCCAGAGTTATGCGGTTGTCGTACCTGTACTTATTGCCCGTGACGTGCACCAATAGGTTACTGGAATCGGCCGATGGTTTGATATCCAGGGGGAACGCGGACGTAATGGGGAACGCCGCGGAATAAGTGGTTACTATGTTACATTTAAGGACGGACGGGCACGTGATTGAGAAGTTATTTGTTGAATATGGGAATTTATCATATTTAGACCTTACATTTATCATGGATATTCTAGAATTATTCAGAGCAGCATAGGACGCCGTGGGAGTCATATTGAGTTTGTGACCAATTAAATTTGATTCCAGTAACAGACTATAGTCCGTTGATGAACTCAGTGTTACAATGGGCTCGCGCAGACTGAATGCACCTACGGAAGTTCCCATAGTGGCACGATCCTTGATGTGGATGGACTTCAGACCGCCATCGACGATGGATGCGTTGATCTGGGTGGGTGCATCAGTCACTATGAGGTTGGCAGTCAACGCAAACGAAGCATCACTGGTGTCGGTAATCTTCATGGTCTGGGCATTAAATACATTTGACCCAAGTGTATGGCCAAATATATTAAAGAAACCCACTGGGATGTCATTTACACGCTCGACGATACCAGTATATTGTGTATTCGCCACCGGTTCATTGTTAGAAAATCCGATCCCGTTTGTGTACGGTATGATTGACGCCGACCCGATATTAATGCGCTTAAGTTCGGAGTTGGTAATTGTGGCACTCTTACCGGCACTGAGGGGTATGCTGTATTCGGTGGGAAACTGAAGCTGGACGTCCGAAGATACACCAGTCTCCGCCAGGAGTGGTAGTTTTGTCTTAAGATACATGTTGGCCATCAAGTCACCCATCTCTTTGGGTTTGAATACGTGTTTTACTGTATTACCGAAATAGGTTGTGCCTGGCTCACCCAACTGTGTGCGGCGCTGGAAAATGGCATTGGGATAGGCGTTCTTATATTCTGGTATAAAAGGTGAATTATTACTTACGAGATAATGTTTGTCCTGGGGACCTATTGCATCTAAACTAAGGGTGGAACCAGTCAGGGTTTTCCCTCTGATTTCTTGGGGTGTCGGGCCTTCACAGTCCTCCATTACTAATATTCTATCTTATATTTTTGAGGTCAGATTTCCACATGTCGACATGGTCAGTCGCGTTGAGTTCGTCGTACAACTTCTTCTTCTCGGCCTCTTCGTTGTTCAACCTGGTAATAGACTCCTCTGTGTACTGGCTGGTCTTGATATTCATGAGGTAGTCGAAGGTTCCCTGGACAGTGTCAAACTTCAACTTGACCAGGCTGTCGTCAATGGACTGACGCTTCCGCTTGAAGATGACAAGGTCACCGTTCACAACCAGTCTTACAAACCGAGCCTTGTTGGATGCGACCGCCGCAAGGACCCTGTACTCCTTGAGCATGTTCAACTTCCTCGCCTTGTAGTGCTGCATACGGATGGCGAAGTAATCAATGACGATGTCCTCTGCGCTCTTGTACTTCTTCATACCATTGGGTGTCATCAGCCACATGTTGGTCGTGTGGACCGCCTTGATAAGCCCGAGTTCCTTCCTGGGGTCCACGCCAGTGTAGCCACGGATGATAAACTTCACACTCTCCTCTGTGCTGTGGTTGTCGAAACTCATAATCCGCTCCCGCTCAACCAAACTATCCAGGTACTCCTTGTAATCCTGGGTCCACTTGCCAGGAGGAAGTTCCGTCACCGTAATAATACCACTGGCGGTCTCGGTGTAATTGCCAATCAGACTCCAAGTCGTGTTGTCCTTCTTGTGGACAGTCCCCTTGAACCCCCTGTACCACGGGGTCATCGCAAGGGGCAGCCGGCCATCCATACAACGAAGGATGTTCTTCTTGATATCGTCGGGGTTGAAGCACGGGATATTGGTACTGTACCCAGTACCAATGCCCTCAGCGCCATTGACCAGAACCATAGGGAGAGTCGGCACATAGAACTCGGGTTCAATGGCTTTGCCATCGTCTTCGAGCAACTTGAGCGTACTGGTATCCCTGGAATCGAAGACGTGCTGTGCAGCAGAAGACAATCTGGTGAAGATATACCTGCAACTTGCAGCATCCTTGCCTCCCATCAGTCGCGTACCAAACTGTCCACATGGCTCGAGGAGGTTGATATTGTTACTGCCCATGTAGTCCTGGGCCATACCGATGATTGTACCCTGCAGCGATGCCTCACCGTGATGGTAGGCCGAAACCTCCGAGATGTAACCCGACAACTGGGCAACCTTGATTTCGCTCGTCAGGTTACGCTTCATACACGCAAACAGCACCTTGCGCTGGGAGGGCTTGAGACCGTCGCAGACGTGGGGAATTGACCGCTTCACGTCAGCAACACTGAAGTTAACCATGTCACTGTTGATGAAATCAGCGATGGACAATTCAGTCACCTCGCCATACTTCACTTCGGGTGTGGGTGTCCGGATGTGGGTTTCGAGCCATTTCTTCCTGGCGTCTGCACGAGTCTTGTCAAATGCAAGAACAATGGACTTGGTAGTATCGACGTCGTCACCAAACTTCACGGTCAGGCGACCGATTTCCTTGAAATATTCCTTGGCCTCCTTGGAAGTACTGGTACCCAGTCCCTTATAATACTTCACCTTCATCCCACGAGGAATCTTCCCGCCGTGCTGCTCCAGCCAGGTCTCATATGCCTGGTTGGTGAAGAACGACTGCGTACCAATCTTGATAATCGGCGTAACCATACTGACCACAAACCCAAGCTTCAGCAGTGATGGCCAGAAGCAGTGAATCATGTTAATCACCAGACCCTTGATATGCGACCCATCCAGATCGGCATCGGTCATAATCATCAAGCGCCCGTAACGAAGTTCGGTCAGGTTCTTGTAGGTCTTGTCCTGCTGCAGCCCGAGGATCTTCTTGAGGTCCGAGAACTCCTGGTTGGACATGAGCTGCTTGACACTCGCATCACGAACGTTGCGCGGCTTGCCCCGAAGCGGGAAAACACCATACTCGTCTCGTCCCACGACCGAAAGACCACTGATGGCGAGAGCCTTGGCGGAATCTCCCTCCGTAATGATGAGTGTGCATCGCGAAGACTTGGGACCACCAGCCCAGTTGGCATCGTCCAACTTAGGAATACCGGAAATCTTGTTCTTCTTGGTGCCGTCGGACTTCTTCAGTTCCTTCTGCTCCTTGAACTTGGCGACCGACAGAAGCTCATCCTGGATACCCGTAGCAAGGATGGACTTCATGAACTTAGGGGGGTACTCGAACTTGGTCCCAAACTCAGAAGACTTGCTCGTGCATTCAGACTTAATCTGGCTACTGAACGACGGGTTCACAATCGTACTCCGCACAAACATGAACATCGTGGATTTCACATTCGTCGGCTTCAACTTGTCGGCACCGTCTGCCTTCTTCTTCAGTAACTCGTTGATGATATCCTTGGAAATCGAGTTGGCAACGTAGTCCACGTGCGTACCACCCTTCGTCGTGCAGATACCATTGACCCACGAGACCTGCTGGAAACCCGCGTAGTTACTGGGAGCAACAACAACGTCCCAGTCACCACTCGCGTCACTGTGGGCGACCGCATTGTCAACACCCTCGTGCATCTCAGCATAGTCCAGTAACTTGTGGACGGGGATTTTCTCGCCCTGAAACGAAACCTTGAGACCGCTGCGCGAGCAAACAGCAGTATCCCACACACGCTTCTCAATCACACTGTAGAAGTCCTCGGTCAATCCAGCCATACTGAGCTTGGGCCAGTCGGGAACGAACGTGATGGACACCTCACCGTCCTTGCCCGAGTATTTCGTGGGCTTTGCCGGGCTCAGTTTTGACATGTTGTCACTCCACTTCCACGTACACTGCAGATGGTTCGTGGGATCCTTCACAGTCAGGTTGAAAGCCTTGGAGTAGATGTTGGTAAGTTTGGCACCATAGCCGTTGCGGCCACCGGTTACGCGTTGCTCATTGTCGTCGTAGTTGGAACTGGTCAAGAGGGTACCGAAAATCAACTCGGGTACCCACACCTTCTCAGTCTCGTGCTTGACAATGGGGATACCGGTTCCGTTGTTGGTGACACAAATCTCACCAGTCTTGGTAGACACGTTGACATCAATCTTGGTAGTCTGCTTGGGGTTGACTGCGTTCTGGTCAAGAGCATTGACCAGGATTTCATCAAAAATCTTGAGTAGCGCGGGGGTGTACGACAAGTTCTTCTTCACAAAAAAGTTCTTGTTGGAATCCAACACCCACGACAATTCAGTGTCACACTTCGTAGACCCAACATAACTGTCGGGGCGTTTCAATACGTGTTCAAGGTGTGAAAGTTTCTCCCATTTCATAGTTCGAGTAAGGGTCCTACCTTTGTATGGTCTCGTATCTTTAAGTGCTCATTGACCAACATAAGAACAATTAATACACAAATATTTTAAATGTCGCATTATTTTAAATGTCTGAAGGGTGTATATTTGCACTGGGTCGTTATCAGCCTCTTACCAGGGGGCATGAGAAAGTTTTACGGAATATGATTAAGCTTGCTCGTTCTCAGAGCAAGACTCCCATAATCTATGTAAGTAAGGGACAATACAAGTCTCGTGCGGACAAAATCAAGAATCCCTTTACCCAGAATGAGCGTATTAAGATGATGAAGCAGATTTTCCCCAATGCGAATGTTCGCGCACAGATTAATAACCCCGTTGTAACGGCTAATTCCCTGAAGAAGCCTGTTTCCATGTGTGTTGGTTCCAACCGCGTCACTGCCTTCCGTAGGATGATGAACAAGTACGACCATAGTGTTATTTCTGGTGGAACTCGTAACAACGGTAATGCCCTTAGCGGGGTTTCTGGTACCAAACTTCGTGGGTGGGCCATTAAGAATAATTATAACTCATATCGGAAATGGGTTCCCCGGGGGTTCACTAATAAACAGGTGCTTGAGCAGATGGATACCATCCGCGCCCGTTTCCCTCTTCCCCCTTCCAGAAAGCGCAAGTTCGAAAAAATTATTAATTAAAATCTAAATCAATCTATCATAACCATGTTTCCCTCTGTTCCGATCCCCGGCTCGGTCGTCCACCTGCTTCTTCAACTCGAGGACGTACATCTCCACGGATGCCAGGCGCTTCAGGAGCTCCGGGCTAGATTTCACAAACTCCCTGATTTCCTGGATGTGGTCGGAAAAGGAGTCGGCCTTGGTGTTGTCCATGATTGATTGATTTATGGGAACTTTGACAAAAGACATATTTACACAAATATTTAGTGATAAAAATCACTTCCGCGCTGCCAGGCGCCCGCTGCGACGAGGCCGCGGAGCGACACAGGGGGCTGGGGCCTTCATCCCCTCCATGGCATTGATGGTCTCCAACACGGCCGTGGCGGCCTCTAATCGGTACCTGAGTCTGGCGTTGCATTCCATCAGGCTCGTCTCCTTGGCCTTGAGACTGGTGTTGCATTCAAAAAGGATTGTCTCGTTGGTCTTGAGACCGGCGTTACATTCCAGAAGGTGCGTCTCCCTGGCCTTGAGAATGATATTGCGTTCCATCACGACCGATGCTTCCATCGAGGCGTTGCATTCCACCAGAAGCTTCTCCCTGGCCTTGAGTTTGTCGTTGTAGTCCATAAGGTACAGCTCCCTGGCCTTGAGTTTGGCGTTGCAGTCCATCGTGTGCTCCTCCTTGGCCTTGAGTCTGGCGTTGCGTTCAATAAGAAGCTGGTTCCTGGCCTTGAGACTGGTGTTGCATTCCATAAGGTGCGTCTCGTTGGCCTTGAGACCGGCGGCAGTTTCCGCAATATATTCCCTAATATGCTTCTCCCTGGCCGTGAGCCTGATATTGTTTTTCACCAGAAGCTGGTTCCTGGCCTTGAGACTGGCGACCTCCGCCTTGAGTTCCTGGGTCTCGTCGGCTACAGCAAGTATCCGGTCCAGGCAGTCATAGGGGAGGTCATTGACGGTGGTGGTCATGGTGCGCTTATCCTTGGTCTCGATAACGGCAACGCGGGTGCGAGTGGCCACAGACCTGGTGTTCATGCTCCTGATTGATTGATTGCTCGTACCCACCACCATGGCACTGTGACATTAGACATTTTTAAACATTTTTATGACAATAAAATAATGTATAAAAGTGCTTAAGGATATAACATCTCTGTTCTGTATATACCTACATCATGTCTTACACTCAGGAGCTCCTCGCCTACACGTTCCAGCGCGCCAAGGTTCTTAACGAGATGGCAATCCCTAGTGCAGCGGATAGCTTCTTTGAAAGAAGTTTCAAGGCTCGTACGTGGGAACAGGCCAAGCACCTGATGGACAAGGCGCAGGAGATGGCGACCTACCTCGACGAGTGGGATGATATGGAGATGCCTGACCTTGAGACGGACTCCGAGTCTGAATCTGATATGGACACGGAATCGGATGAGGACGAGTCACAGCCCACCATGAGGTCCATGTTTGGTGCCATGCGGGTTAATGTACCGGATGTCCCACAGGATGCGGAGATGAACACCGACGAGTCGGACAGTGACGATGAGAGTGTGACTGGGCCGCACATCAACCGCATCTATCGCCGAGGACCGGATGTCCCACAGCACGCGGAGATGAACACTGATGAGCCGGACAGTGACGATGAGAGTGTGACTGGGCCGCGCTTCGCCTGCCGCTCGTGTGGGTCCGGGAAGGAGGCCAGGAGGAACCCGGTGACCGGACACCATACGTGTCAGCATTGTGGCGACTTCCACTGCTACGGCTCCGCCGACATGGACGACAGCAGCAGCGACGACGATGTCGACATGGCCTCGTACCCGAGATACAATATGGACGACATCGAGATGGTCGACGAGATGGCCGACGAGGTTATGTCGAGCGGCGGAAGCACCACGAGCCAGACAAGCGCGCCCAAGGCCAAGGACTACCACGAGGGTTCGGGGTGTTAGTAGTCGGCTAGATAGTGTGTATGCTCTTCCGACTGCCCCCATATATCAACTAGAAATTCAGTAAAATCCCCGTCATCGTCGTAGTCATCGTCGTAGTCATCATCATCATCGTAGTCATCAGAGAAGGAGAAGGATAAGTGTGTATAGGGTATAATGTATTGGTCTACATCGGGTCGACGGCAGAATGTCTTAAAACCATTCCACCACTGGTCCATATCGGCCATGGTTACGCTCCTGTAGGTGGGAACGAAGTTCGTTCCTGTCTCCCGTCTTGCTAGTTTATGACGATTTCTCTTAACCGCATTAATATTAAATCTACATGCCGTACATATTTGTCTGGCTCTTATGCCAAAAAATTTATACCATGGTTCGTTCATATCCCATTCACACGGTTTCATAGTAGTGTATGTGTGGGCCAGATCGAGTTCACGCTTACCCGTTGAGATTATTCTAATATCCAGTGGTGAACTGCATATATTACAATAACCTTTCCATTCAAGTCTCATGGTTCATGTCTTATATTGGTGTTTTACCTTTATAACTCATCATATGGTGCAATGTAGTGTCTATGTGGCGACCGAGAAACATCCTCGATGCACAACGGAAAGTCTTCCTCAAAATATATTTTCAGAAATTTATTATTATATTTATTGAAATATTTTAGTAATATTTCTGGATCAATACTCATCTGCTCCAGTGACTCATCACTCTCGCTCTGACAGAAACTTGCCAGAACGGGAACGTCAATTCCAAATTCACCAGAAGTTACAGTAAATGCGCCAGAAACATGGTTGAATGACAACTTTACACCCTGGTACTCGTCGATATGCCCAATCAGAGACTGGTCAACCTTGATAACCATCGAAGTGCGGGGGAGACGAGTGCTCCACGAAACCACGTCACCCTGCTCGTACTTACGGGTTGCACACCCATCAAATACGATCTTGTTATGTGTAACTTTCATTACCGTATAGTGTTTCATGACTTCGACCAGCTCATCCAGCGGTACGCTTGCCTCGAAATCACCACCCTCAATTAGATAGGGAATATCTATCTCATGGAGTGTGGCCGTGTGGTCACATATTACCTGTACACACGCCTTACCCTGGGCTGCAATGTACAGATGTACATTATCTCCGTTTTCTAGGCTGTCGTGGGCAGTAATTATGTCTTTGGTGTAAAATAAATAACAACTCATCCTTGAGTTATATGCTTCACTTCTCTTTAATCCAGTAGTGCTCAGTGCCCTGCTTGATGTTGGGCTGGGGAGTACCGTCTCTCATGGGTGTCATAATGATGGGCGACGTGATACCGTGTAGCTCCCTGTACTCGTCGATGGCCTTGCGAGCACCCTTCCAGTAACCGTAGTCGTCGCAGATGATGTACCCACCGACCTGAACCTTATCGTACAGGTGCTCCAGGGCCACCTTGGTCGGCTCATACCAGTCAAGGTCGATACGGAGGACGTTGATCTTGTCAATGCTGGGGGCCATGACGGGAAGAGTGTCATCGACCCAACCCTTCACCGGAGTCACCGTCTCCTGCTTGAGACCCATCATGTCAAAGCATGTCTTGTTGAAATCACCAAGGTCGAAGTTGTGCAACTGAACACCCGGCTGGGCAGCCAGACCCACTCTGCTCTCACCCTCGGCAATGTCGTGCTCACAGTAGGGAGACATGCCCTGGTACGAATCAAATGCCCACACCTTTCTACCCTTACCCTCATCCTCACATAACTTACCGAACATGGCCGAAATACCACCCTTCCATACACCAAGCTCGACACAATCACCCTCGAGTTCTGTGGTGTTCTTAAAGGCGGTGTAACCGTTGTAGGCTCGCCACTCAGGGCACTTAGTGCGGTTCTGCTGGGGTCCAATAATATCCCAAATATCGTCAAATGTCGCCATTAAACTATCAAATTTTTATTTTCCGTTGGTTTTAACGTAGTGTTCTGGGATCGGACGACTGAACTCACCCACTCCGTTGCGCTTGACTATGCATAACATAGATGTATCACACGGGACTCCGTATTTGACCGTCCCCTTGTCATCCCATACAAGCGTGTTCATATCGGCCTGAACCAGATAATGTTTGCCGACTGGCATGTTCTTCCATCCACCACCACCACCCTTGATCATGTAGGCCATACTCAGCACATCAAAGTTGTTCGCGCTGTAGAATTCGTTGAAGAATGAAGGCGAGAGGGCGTAGAACCCCCTACCGAAATGACCAATCAAATTGGCACTATGGATGACTACACCATCTGGCTTGAGCATGTGAAATATGTTCTTCAGGCATGCTGGAATGTCGAATACACAATAGAGAGTGCCTGGATCTATTATGATATCATACTTGTGCTCGAATTCAGCCCCGAGTGGGTCCTGAAGGTCCACCTTGTGTGTCGGGTTTCCATTGATATCAAATGTATCAATAATATCAAATCCGAGTTGTTCCTTCCTGACACCCTCGTTGTACGAGCAGTCGCCGAGAATTGCACATGATGTTAGATGAGGAAACTGTCTTTTAACATCAAGTATTTGTTGGAGATCGTACTGACCTATTCCCATTTGAATAATTTATGAATATATTGTTTAATTATTGTTACACAACTGATATTTTTGTAAGTTGATTTATTATGTGTTTATCTATAAATTCCTTTGAATTTTTGTCCATATAAAATCCCTCTGTCACAAGTGAAAATGCAGCATAACAATTATAGTGAATATCAAAATCTATGGCCTTGTAAAGTCTGAGGGATTCTAATTTTTTTGATAAATTTCCTTGAAATTGTATATGGAATAAATTATCATCACATTTTGAATAAGATACTAAATGCAGGTCGTTAGTCCGGTAGGTACCAGTCTTGACGGGTGTATGACTTACTGGAATCTGCATGACACTGAAGAAAGTGAATGGAATATTATATTTTTTACAATAATTATTTGCAAAATTATGAGTTGCGATATGTCCTGGGTGACCTCTTTCATCTCCATAATATGAATGTGTAATCATCAGGTCAATATTTATATCTAATAATTTCAGAGCCTTTTCAAATTCTCTTTCAATATTATCATTGGTCTGTCTCATGCCCTTAAAGACCGGAGTATCGACGTCAGTAATTGCATGATATTTACTATAATTCATATTCCTGCATACATCATTGAATTGGTCTTTCCTGTCTATGTCCTTGTATCCTGGTTGTATGGCCTGCATGGACCCAGGTGGCTCGAGTATCCCCCATAAATTTATTACATTTACATTTACATTATTAAGTTTTGTGAATTCATACATTGTTGATCCACACCATATGACTTCATCATCTGGATGCGCTACTACTAGTAATATTTCAACCATCTGTCATATTATTTTTTAAATATTTGCTAAAAAAATCTCATATTGTTCCTTGGTCAGAACGTCGGATGTCATCTTCTCTGGGTTATGCCAGGGGGTCTTGAGATAGTGTGCTGGTAATTTTAGTGATAATTTATCAGTATCCCATTCTCCATCTGCAACATTGGGTAGGTTGTCAAGTAGAAACTGCTTGAATACGGGGATGGTGTGGGTCTCACACAGGCGCTTGTAACCGGGGTGCAACTCCTTGTACTTGCCTGCCTTCTCGAGAGCCTCCTGCACCTTTGCAAATATGTTACTCTCGTCATACAAAACATAATTATCATCGTTCTGGAAGTCGTTTCCGCCTCCAATCATGTGACCAAAACTCATGATAACACATCCACTACAGAATGCCTCGTGGATTGTGCGGCTCTCCCCCTCTGCTGGACAGGAATGGATGTAAATCTTGGACCGCTTGTAGTACTCGCTAAGTTCGGCATGGCTCAGACCCTTGTAGTCCCTGTCGTCTATGTCGTGGGTATCCACGATGGTCACGTTGGGCGCAACAAACTTCTTCTTGAACTCCAGATAGTAGGGGTCCGTTGCCTTCTGTTTGAGAATGACCATGGTACACTTGAGATTGGTCTTATTGAGCATATCAAGCATCTGGTGGGTAATCTTGAGGGGCATAGCTCTGCTGATATACAGAATATCGATGTCTCTCTTGTTTCCTGGCTGCTGCAGGAAAACCTTGGGGGTAAAAGCTCTAGTTGTATATGGTATACATTTTCCATCTATACATCTAGAATCGGGTAGAAGAGTGTAGGCTATACACGGATGTCTCTGCGGCATGGGGACACATCCTCCTATGTGCAGTATAATATGAAAAAATACTGCAAGTGTCGGTAGATGCTCCATGAGAGCAGGATATTCCTTGTGTGTAATCACCAAAATCCCCTTCTTATCACGGTCATTCTTTAATAGCACGTGCATTTATATAATATTTGTTTAAACGTTTAAGTGTTAATGATGTACATCAAACCAAGAATGAAAAATATGAGCAAATAATTACATTCGGTTCCCTCTTCGCGCTGAGGTGTCGGCGGTGAATCTTTTGCTGGCTTGACCTTGTGTGGTATTGGTCGAGGAGGAACTACCTCTTCCGTCTCTGGCACTATCGGTGCATAAGATAGGTTCATATTATATCAAAATAATTAAATGCTGACTTCTGTCTTGTCATCGGACTTCTTCTTTCTGGTACGGCGCTTCTTGCCTGTAACATTAATGTCCCTTGTGTTGGTATCGTGGTCCGAGACCACCGAGACGATATCGGACATATCGTCCTCGGGCAGGGGCGGCGGCGGAGGGCGTATGTCACCCCTGAACGTGTTCTCAGACTGGGGTGGCTGGGGCATTGACATGCTGCCCATGAGCGACGAGAGGTCTATGCCAGGCCCGCGCATCTCGCGACGCTCACCGGCCTCTGGGGGAGGACTGTGCAAGGCGCCGCCCCCACCACTCTGGGCGGCGGCCATCATGTTCTGCATGAGGTCGGGGTTCTGGCGCATGACGTCGTTGACATTGGGCATGACATTCTTGAACATGCTGTTGGACAGATGGAACATCATACCACTGCCGCCAATCATCATCATCAGGCGAATCTCAGGGGCAACATTCACAGACGTCTTGTACTTGACATACAGCTCCTCGAATACCTCGTCGTAGTCATCGGAACTCTCCATAATAGACTCCGACCAGCCGTCGAGTTGCAGGTCAAAGGGGTCATACCTCTTGTTCATAAACTCCATACCCGTAATCATGGCTACCAGCATTCTCTTCGAAAACCTGACCGACTGGTCAACCTCTATGCTGTAGCGAGCACGCTTCAGCTCAGCACGAAGGTCCGCAATGTCGGTATACATATTGAGGTTCTTGTTCACACGGATACCCTTCTTCGACGCAACACGGGTGAGCTTATTGAGGATATCAGCCTTCTCGTCATCTATGCTGGTGAAACCATGGGAGGGTACATCCTCAACCGGGCCTGACCCACCAGCACCGAAGTCATAGTCGTCGTTGTTGTTGGTCTCGCCATAGTCGATGGGGTCATCATCCCCCATGTCCATGGCAGGCGGGGGCTGTCTCTTCTTCTCGGTGTTCATGAATGCGCCCGTCTCCTCGACCATCTCCTCCTGCTGGAATCTGGCACGCTGCCCCCTGGATGGTGGCCTGTTGTCACCGCCCATCTGGAATGTCCTCGTGTCGACCTCGATCTCATCCAGCAGGGCGCGCTCATCATTATCCAGTTCCATTGTGTGGTTGCCGCGATCAAGTATGATTTCAGACATTGGTCCTTTAATGTCCTGATAGAAACATTTACTAAATCTTTAACGCATTTTTTTTGTAATCCTATATTAAACAAAAATGAATCTCAAGAACCGCGACTCAGTTATTTACGGTGTGTTTTCGGCGGCGATTGTCTACCTCATCCTTTTTGGGTGCGGTGGTCTCATGGCTCAGCCCGTGAAGGAAACTTACATCCTGGCGCCCGCCGACCTCAAGTCAAAGGCAGCCGAGACCAAGGCCAAGAACCTGCTTGATCTCCCGTACAAGTTGGAGTGTGCCCCCAGCGCCAAGGAGGGTGGTGCTTACTACAGCAAGAGCCTGACACCGGGTGGTATCTGCGGTGACCAGAAATTTATCAACAAGGCCATGCACGGTTACTCTATCGAGGACGGAATTGGCAGAAATCTTCTTGAGTAACTATAATATGGATTGTAACCACGAAACATTTACATTTCAAGTGAGCTCCTACGGCGCCACCAGCAATGTCGATTTCACGGGTGTACTGAACACCCCCATCAAGAACATCATAGAGGCCAGCATTGTTACATGTAGCATTGCGACCAATACATCCAACGTGGTGTACATTGTCGTCGATGAACTGAACAGCAGATTCACGGATTTCGTAGCCGAGAAGGCGGCTTCCACCAGCGTGGCCGGGTCCTACAATTTGCTGTCCACAGGCAGCAAGCTGAGGAATGCCATGGGTGCCATCTACAACGAGGACAGATATAGCAAGAATAGAATCATTTTCTATAACCGTTATCCCATTCAGTGTGCCTATATCAACCCCATCAATGAGTTGTCTAAGTTGTCCATCAGACTGTACGATCATACCGGCGCAGCGCTTACAGACCAGGGACACAACTTCATGACATTTCGTTTTAAGTGTGCCAGAAAAAACTTGTGCTAATTATAGTAGCAGATGGCAGGTGCAGTATCCATATTAGTTGCCAAAGGCAAACAGGACGCATTTTTAACAGAAAATCCAGGTATTTCATTTTTTAGAACAAATTATCAGAGACATATCAACTTTGCCCAGTGTGTGCATTCACAAGTCATAGACGGTAATCCCAGTAGTAATTCAGTATCAACCATTACACTCACAAAGAAGGGTGACCTTTTGAGTTATATCTACCTAACAAAGAAGGATAACGGTGTCCTACAGAGCAGTATAAATTCTGATGATATTCACCAGGTGGAACTCCTCATTGGTGGCCAGGTGGTTGACAAGATGACTACGGACCAACTCGTATCTCTCAGAAATATGAATTTCAAGTACCCCCAGACCGCAAGGGGGTCAGAAGATGCATCTGGGAGATTGGGGTTTCATGACTTGTATTATTACCCACTGGGGTTCTTCTTCTGTGAGCAGTGGCAGTGTGCCCTCCCCCTGGTTTCCATGCAGTACCATGACGTGAAGATTAGGATTACGTGGGGTCGCGCTAGTGTTAGTGACACGGTTTTCTACGAGGCTTGGGCCAACTATATTTACCTGGACAACGGCGAACGCCAGTTTATTGCCGAGAACCCGCGGGATATGCTCATCTACCAGCACCAGGACATGAAAGCACCCAATGACACGGTGGCCGAGTTGATGTTCAGTAACCCCGTGTCTTTCATTTTTGCGAAGGTGGGATCTACTGATTTATTCGGTGATTCGGGCATAAATGTAACCAATAAACTTTTATTACAAATAAATGGAGTTGAGATCACAGATAGCAAGGAGGTTGTCCCCCACTATACAAGCATACCCACCGCCTATCACACGGTGTACGGGCATTGGACGAAGAACGACCCCATCACAGACGTGACTGTGGCCACTCAGGTTACGTGGCCATATTCAGTTGTGACCGTTACGAAGGAACTCGCGACAAATGTATCATTCCTATATCCCTTCTGTCTCAACTGCGCTGGTATACAACCCAGTGGCACATGTAACTTCAGTCGCATGGATTCCATCAAACTTATCGCAACAGCACCCATAACCAAACCAATATATGTGCGTAGTTTCAATATCCTCCATATCGAAAACGGTATGGGTGGAATTTTATTTAGTAACTAATATTACTATGAAGCTTATTGTGCTCCTTTTCATCGCCGCCTTCATATTCTGTCTGACCTACGACCCCAAGTCTGGCAGAATAGAGAGTTTAGTAAAAGCCACCACCGACCAGAAGCAGGCAGGGTGCTGTAGCGACAACAGTTACATGGCAAAAAACCCGACCCAGTGTAGCCCAGCCCACTACCAGGGCGCACAGTTTGCTAACCCTGAGTATGGATGCCCCCAGAAACACCCGGAAACTTTCCAGGGTGCGATTATAGGCAGGTAATTTATTCCAGCAGATGGTAAATGGAGAATTATATCGGAATAATTGCTGGTGCTATCGTTGCAGTGTTTCTTATCTGCTACTACCTCAACCGTGAACTTGTGGCCACACAGTCCAAGCTCTTTACAATTGGCAACGCCCTCAATCTACTTATCCCCAAGGCCGCCCCCACTGCTCCTGTTCCTGCTCCTGTTCATGGTGCTGTCACAGTGGCCACAGACGAGGTGAACGATGAGGCGACTGCCGAAAATAAGGAAGATTAAAAAAGATTTATACAACAGATGAAAACAGACGAGAGACATAAATGTGTAATAATACCGATTGTGAAGTCTGAAACAGGGACAAGGTTTCTGACTGTCCGTGATAAACGTTTCAAAGAATGGACGTTTATCACAGGTGGGTGTCGGAAGAGGGAGATACCGGAACCTATTAAATGTGCAATGAGAGAGCTGGATGAGGAAACCATGGGAGTATTTTCCATCAAGGAGGATATTTACAAATATTTTACATTTTCAACAAAAATCAGATCACCAGAGGAACTTGAGAGGGACAAGAAGGAAGGTCTGGATGTCACATGTATTTACCATGTATATACTTTTTTGATGAATATTTCAGATGTGCAGCAACTAAAATTTAAGACTAATTTTGCTATTGAGAGACGTAAGATGGATGACCGTAGGCGCATGAAATTGCCGGTAAAGAGAGCCAATGACGAGAACGATGACCTGGCTTTCGATACATATGCAGGGTTTAGACGTAAAACAGTATGGCCATTCATCATTTCAAGTGTTATTGCACACCCGGAATTTGAGAAATTACTGACAACTTTTTTTGTTAAATAATAACACTATGCAGAGCAAGAAGTTCTTTGTAACCAAACTGATTGAACTACAGGGTATGGATCCGGAGGAAGAGGATTACGAACCATACTACAAAATGACAGTTGTGGAATTACTGTTGATGATAGAAGAGTTAAAGAAGTTAGATAACCAACAGTCTTTTATGTCCAGGTGTGGGGCGTCGCAGGACATATAAAGTTTTAAAACGTATAATTAATAAGATGGATATATTTGGAATATATTACCCCCCCAAAAAGGGGGTGCCCAATACCCATGTGGGTATGATGGGTGGCAAGATCCATGTTCCACCGGGGAAAACAGCGGAGTTCATGACTGAATACATTTCACAAGTTCAGCAGAACAACAAACTATTCCTGGTAGAACAGTGCAACGGCGAAACATTTCGGTTTTTCATAGACCTTGATTATAAGAGTGATGAAGAACTGAATGTGGAAGAAATAGAGGACATCGCAAGGAAGTTTACAAAGGTTGTAAACTGCGGAAACTGTATTATCATGGTCGCAGAACCCAAGCCGGTGGGTGACAAGATCAAGACCGGTGTTCATATGACATGGTACGATTGTGAGGTCACTCTCGATGGTGCCATGGATATCAGAAATGAAATAATTAGCAAGTGTGGGTACGAGGACGCGATTGATATTTCCGTGTATAAAACAGGTATCCGTTTGCCGTGGTCCCACAAGTATACGGCCAGAACCAAGGAGGTCGGTGGGTTCTACGTCCCTATCAAAGTTATCACCCAGAACGGAGGCGTGCGCGACATCGACCCCAGCCCGTCGGTCGAAATTCTGAAGTTATGTTGCATAAGAATGCCATCTTCGAAGATACGGGAGGGTGGGTTTTCACAGGACCTTCTCGCCAAGAGCATCGATAACCCTGATTTGTACATTGCCATACAGCAATTCGTCAGACGATTTTTTCAGGGTCAGAGAAACTTCAATGTGAAGAATATTTTTGGGTATAAGGGTGGGACATTTCTCATCAACACAGATTCTAGATATTGTGAGAATAAGGGGTCCATCCATATGGGAAATCATATCTACTTTGCCATTAACAAGTATGGTCATGTATACCAGAAGTGTCACTGCAAGTGTGAAGTTCATAGGAATAGTGGATTTTGTTCAGACTTCACGGGTCAGAAGAGGAAGCTACCAAGTCACATACACGATAAACTGTTTCCACCAAAAAATAAATTTATTCCGTTAGATTAGTAATGATAATTTTCGCTATTATTTCACTTTCAATCCTATTCTGGATTACAGGACGCCCATTAGACTCTTCTCTGTTCGGTGGTGTGGATTACCCAGATATCCATAAATTACAAATGGATATACACGAATATTCCGGTATTGACCACCAGACGTATATGGATTACAAAACCTATATGGACCTATGCATGGCAAGAATACACGATGACCCGTCCATGGCGGCCGAATACCTGTACAATGCCCTTACATCCCTCAGGGATATCGGGCTCATGATACCAGGAGGCGATTCGGAAATTCCCGATATACTCAACGAAATGGCCAATAGACTCGGTAAAATCACAGAGAAGCACATTATGGTAAAAAGTGCCCAGAAAGGAGTTAGGTTTAACCCCCGGTACTTAAACAATACATTTATTAATATCATAGATGCCTGATTACAAAACCAGATCCGGACGGATTACGAAGAAGCCCGACCGATTGGACCCGGACGAGGACTGCGAGGACGATTTCAAGGACCACGAGTATGATTCTGATTCTGGGTCGGATGTATCATCAACTGTCAGCAGAGATGACGATGATGACTCGGACGATGATTACGATGGTGACTCAGACGACAGTTTCGTTGTAGACGACGAGGAGGAGGTCGACGACGACGAGGATTATGAGGAGGACGAGGCAGCGGATACTGACGATGGGGAGAGTGAGTAAAATTCACAACCAAAAAAAATGGGAGTCCTATAAATGGATACGGACATATCTCCTATATTCAACAATAATGAGCCCGCAGACTCGACTCCCATATTTGACATTCACGATGAGCAGCAGCAGCCCATCCAATCTCGCAGTGAACCACCACCCCATCAGTTCATGCAGGCACAGCCATCACAGGACGACTATGCGTACCACAACCAACCCCAGCAGCAGCAGCAGCAGCCCGACTATGCCATGCACAACCAGAACACGCCCCCATTACCACCCCGGTGGGACCCATTTGCGTCCATAGGGGTTACATCGTGGGTGGTACTGGCAATTATATTTATAATAGGATTCATCGTAGGTAAATTACGTTAAAGTTACACATTTGAACCAAAATTAGCATCAACCTCACCCTCCCAGGGTTTCTTCCCTTGAGCGTAATCAAACATATTACCCCCAAGAGTAGAGAAATCGTCCTTTATGTTGGACACAAATTCACCGGTATCACCGGTAAGTATCTGGTTGTACGGTGCAACCTTGTAGATGCGAGCGTGGCCGGCCTGACCCCCCACAATATCTCTCATGACATCGATGGGGCGCGAGCTGGGGTCGGGGCGTTTAAGGTACGACAGGTATACCAAAAATACGAAAATACCGACTATGCCTATTGTAACCAAATTGAGCGCAAGACTTAGGAGAAACATGTTTTACTTACTATAGTTAAAGACTTTTAAATGTAGAAATTGTACATCTTCATTGTGACACCAAACCCTCCTCCCACGCGCCATGGTATATACAGCGTTGACGAAATCGATGTGCTGTTCGGGTGATGGATTATAGCAACTTATACCACCTTCGACGTTAAAAAAGACCCGCTTACCATACACGGTTTTCATAACACAACCACCTTGTCCGTCTATCTCGTCCCATGTGTATCGTCTGGGCCATATCCACTGTCTGGATGTAAATTTTACGGTCGTTTTTCTATCTATAAAGAATGGTTCAATTTGAATTAGATTATGTTTATTCAAAGTAATCCAGTTTTTGACTTTGGGTGAGCACAATGTACTATACCCTCTGTCGTCAGAAAGCCAGTCAATCTCGACTTCCATTATATATGTTTAAAATTAATTAGTTTGCGAGAACCTCCTCACCATCATCGCCCTCCTCCGTGTTCTCGGCGGTCACGGCACGGTCAGCAATCTCCTTGGCCACAATCTCGTCGGCCATCTTGACGAGCTCAAGGATGGGCTTGTCGGGGTGCTCCTTCTTGAGCGTCTCGAGGACATCGGCGGGGTGAGATACAGGGGGCTCGTCGGGCTTGGTGTAGAACTTCGAGTTCTCATCACCGGGCTTGATGAAGGGCATATCACCCTCGATGGGGGTAGCCGCCATATCGGTCTTGCGCTCCTCGAACATCTTGCGAGCCTGCTGCTGGTTCTCCTTGTAGGACTGCATCAACTCCTCGAGTTTGCTGTCAGCATAATGGGTATCCTCGATCTCCTCACGGCCGGGTGGGATAAGTAGCCACTTGTACATATCAACAACGTAGATATCGAAGGTCGCGTCCTCTGACTGCAGGCGCTTGGCATGTGCCGAAGCCTCAACCTGGGTCGCGAAACACCCACGAATCTTAATACCAAACTTGTCGGTCTTCTGCGGGCAGTCAGGCCCCACTACGGAAAGGCACGCATACAACTGGCCCGGAATTGTTGTATAATCTTGGGTAAGGGAAGTCATTGTTATCTAAAAGAATAACGACACTTATCTTTAACTACATATGAATGTTATTCGTCGCAACCATAACAATGTCAAAAGGGAACTCATAAATAAGTACATTAAGCCGAAGTCCCTCGTGCTAGATGTTGGGTGTGGTCAGGGTGGTGACATATTGAAATGGAAGCAACTTGGTGTGTACCTGGCGATGATAGACCCCCATGGACCATCACTGGAGGAAGCCAATCGGCGGCTGATATCGACTGGGTACCACGCAGCGGTCCACCAGGGTCTTGTTCAGCACTCGCCCGATATGGAATATGACGCAGTTTGCTACAACTTCGCGCTGCATTACATTTTTGAAACACACAAGAACTTTATGTTCTCGATGCGCCAGATTGCCAGAAGAGTCCGCAAGGGTGGTGTGTTCCTGGGGTGCATACCGGACTCGGTGTTCGTCACGATGAACCCTGCATACACGGACAAATACGGTAACACCATCAGGAAACGGGGGGATACGGTGGACATCATGTTGGTTGATACACCATATTACACGTCATCCACCGGAAGACCGATGGCACGATCTGAACCTATAGCCCATAAGGAACTGCTTCTCACGTGGATGGAAAACAACGGTTTCCGGTTACTCGAGTGGTCGCCCATATGCAAGGAACGGACAGGGACAATTTCGGACCTCTACAGTCAATTTTGTTTTCTGCGGTTATAGTAATGCATAAGGTTGCACTTGTGATTTTGGTTATTTTGAATATAATTTCATTCTTTACCCTGCGCCAGCCAGAGTCCTTCCTCGAGCTCAAGAAGAGATACCTCTCATTTATCGACGTATTGCCCGAGGAATTCAAAATGCTTAGGACGCGCTCAATCATAACAGGAACAACTACCGAGGGCAAGTTAGGACACAACACCAACAAGGGTTATGAGATAGCCATATGTATAGATGACGATGTAAATTCCATGTTTCATGTTCTCCTCCACGAGCTTGCCCATTGCACTGTATCAGAGTATGAGCATTCTGACAAATTCTGGGGAAATTTTGAGAAATTGAAGAACATAGCGGTTGAGAATAATTTATACGTGCCCATTCAGGCTGAGACGCCATTTTGTGGGAAAAAAATAAAGGATTAGATTATACACTATGGCCCCTAGTAACAACATGCTCACAACACTATCGTGGACTGCGGTCCTCTCAAGTTACATCGTTATGATGTTCATCATGGACGCGCCGTTGTACATTAGAGAGATGCTCCTGTTCGGAATCCCGATTATATTCGGTTCCTTCGCCGGTCACAGACTCAGCAGCCCCTACCTCCACTCCGCGGGCGGTGCGGTGCTTGGTGGCTCTGCACTCATGGCTCTCCTGATCATCGGTCTGATCATGAAGTACGTGCCCAAGTGGGGCGATGCCATCAGAAAACCCCGTGAGGACAAGAAGACTGCCGCTGCGGCGTACAGCACGGCGGTTCTCGTATTCGCACTGTCCCTGTACTTCGGACTGGGTGCCAAGACCTCCATGAAGGCCATGGTTGAGCCCAAGATGAACAACCTTTAAATCTACATATCATCTGGAACTCAGATGACATGTGAATTTTTAATTAAATTATAATTTAGTTCTTAATAACGAACTTCTTGACAATATAGAATACGATACCGGCAATGAGACCCGTGGACAGGTTGCCGGCGAGGGTGCGGTTACCGGCCTCTGTGAACAGAGACGGGATGGACGAAACCAGGCGCTCCTTGACCTGGGGGGAGAAAGCGAGCATGGCGGCGACACCGACCACGAGGGCGTCGATCTGGTCGTCGGTAAGGTTACCGAAGTTGCCTGCCTGGGCGACACCGGACTGCTGCTGCTGCTGCTGGGGCGCCTGCATCATAGAAGGTGCGGGGCTGGGGGCCTGCATCATCTGCTGCTGGTCCGGAGCCATCATCATGTTCTCGGACGGCATAACTTCACTAAGAGGGGTGGCAAACTCAGACATCATATCTTCTTTATCATTAGGCACATTATTATTTGAGATATTTTCGCGATTTGTCTCGTATGTGTTGTCGCGCTGAACCTTATCCGTCTTAGGAACGTCGAGGCTGACCATATTGTCGTTGTTGTTGAAATCCAGTGTCTCAATAGAAGTACTCATCTACATTTTTCCTGGATAATTTAAGGAAAATATTAGCGCATCACTGACCTTGTTTCTTGACTGTAATTCTCTGAGAATTGCGGTTTCTTGCTGCTGCATTGGGATCATTCTTTTCGGTAGATGACTTTTTAGTATAATTCTTCTTGTGCTCTGCCCACATGGCATCCGAGCCCACCCTGAAGTTCTTGCGTATCTTCGCCTTGTACCAGAACACACAGTCCTCTATTCTGTTGGATTTACTTGTATTGTCGAGAACCAAGCACTCGTAGTTTTCTGTGCACTTTGACATAACCTGGTTGAACATGTCGAATGTTGGGAAAACACCAAAAAATGATTTGTATAATTTCTCTCTGTTCTGGATGACATTCTCTCTTAATATGAAAACATAGTCAACATTTGCCCTTAGATCGGGTGTAAGATCCATACAATACTGCATGGTAAGCATGAAGAACAACTTCCAATGTCTCCCGTTCATGAAACACTGTCTGATACATGGCTCTTTCATGAACTTCTTGTCGTACATGCAGTCATCCAGGAGCAGGAAAGCACCCGGGTTTGGTGCGTTCCTGCTAATTACCTTTTTCTGCCGGTCAAGAACCTTCTGTACTGTTTCACCGTCAAAGTCGGAGTATATGAACAGATCAGGAACGTAGTTCTGATAATAGTGATTTCCTTCCTCTGTAGCTGACATCACAACACCGATGGGGATGTTTCTTTTGTGCCACAGGATGTCAGTAACAAGGCAGGACTTGCCTGTACCGCGCTTACCTATGAATACACAAACCTTATCATCGGCCATCTTTGATGGGTCAAATTTTTTCAACTGAATATTCATTCTCCTGATAATTCCTGACAATTTTGTCGTGGACAAAACACGCAAATTAATATATGATTTATTAGTAGAAATGTCAGGTGGTGGCAGAGTTCAGTTGAGTGCTGTAGGCATACAGGATGTATTGCTTACCGAGAATCCCGAAATGTCCTATTTCATTCGCAATTACAAGCGCCATACGCAATTTGCCTTGCAAACTGCGGAAGTTGAATTCCAGCAGGAGGCAAAATTCGGAGGTAAAGTTCGCACCATTCTTCCCCGTATGGGTGACCTCATACGAGAGATAGCAGTGAGAGTGACGCTACCGGAAATTGACCAGAATTTGATACAGGAATTTAGCGCAGCAACACAGACACAGGTGCCAGTCGCAACATTCCCGACATACTGTGATTCGGTAGGTCATGCAATGATTCGGCGGGCTGACCTGTTGATTGGTGGTCAGACGATTGAGTCCATCAATGGAGATTATATGGATATTTATGAGGATATGTTTATCCCCAAGTCCCACAGTCTGGCCATACAGCAGATGGTAGGTAGGAACTACTCCAGGTCAGGTATGGGCCCGGCGTCCAATGTCGCATACAGGACAAATAACGGCTTCGACGCAAACGGGTCATTCCCCAGGACATTCATTGTCCCGCTTCGTTTCTGGTACACCCAGGACCCCAATCTGAGCATCCCGCTTGTCGCCATTAACAGGCAGGAGGTTGAAATTGCCATTGATATTGAGGAGATTGAGAGAATGGTTGTGAGTGACAATTATTCCATTAGTCAGTATCTGAAATCTACAGCCCAACTGGGTGGTACACCCCTTAAAATCCAGAATATGACCCTGCTAGTTGACTATGTAAATCTGACAGACGAGGAGGCATCTGTATTTATTGATAATTCTTTTGATTATTTGATTACCCAGATTCAGGGTGTTGAAACATTTACAAATAATACTGATAATTTCACAGAAGTTCCCAAACAAATTAGAACAAATTTCAACAATCCAGTGAAGGAATTATATATGATAATTCAGGATGATAACAAAAGACCCAGGAGTCTGGCTACTGCCACAACATTATTGAATGATTATTTCAATTATAAGTCACCATCAAATGAAGATAATTTGAAAAAATTAGAATTATTGTTCAACGGTGAATGTAGAATATCACCTGACGTGGCTGATAGTTTCTACCTTCGTACAGTCCAGCCCATGCAATGCCACACCAAAATCCCAGAGCGCTATACATATTGTTATTCCTTTTCACTGGATCCGGAGAACTATGCACCTACAGGCCAGGTGAATATGAGCAGAATAAAGGACACATTATTCAATTTATATCTGAATCCTGTTCAGAATCAGGACAAGCAGATTAGAATATATGTAAAGAATTACAACGTATTAAGAATACAAGGTGGTTTGGCCGGAGTATTGTTCAATTTCAATGGATGAGAGTGATGTTATCGAAATGATAAAACCATTTTTCGAGGCGGCGGTTGTGTGGGGTTCAAGTTATGCGGATGCATGTGGCCGTAATACGGTCACCAGCAAGGACATGGAGTACGGGATGAAGTTTGCAGCCCGTAAGATTGTTGGCAAGCAACTCGAGTCACTGTTCCCTGAGATTTACGACACGGAATCCGACGAGGAGGATGAGGACGAAGAGGAGGAGGACGAAGAGGAGGACGAAGAGGAGGATAAATTTACAAAGTATCAGGGCAATGATGAAAAATTCATTATGATGAATTATTGCTATGATACCTGGGATGAATGGATTCCATCGACTCCACTGGAGAGTGCCGCTCAGCGTGCGGTAGAAAACGCAAATCAAAAAAATATTAGATAGAAGTAATGAAAAAAACCGGGTTTGTTCAGTATAAGCACATTAAAATTACTGATACACAAACCCCGGTTGGGTATACGGCCGATTCATCGGTTGGTGTTGGACTGGATGAACCCGAGGAAGAAGATTTCCAGATGGAAATGCAGTCCGATGATGATGATGATCCAGAAGACGGCGAGTTGGATTATACCAGTTGCCCATCCGAATCGCCGAGCGATGTCGAAGATGAAAAGAGGCCACGTGTACGAAGTGCAGACAGGAAAAAGTTTCCAGACGAATTGGTTGAAGAGACTGATTTTAAAATATTATCTCCCCATACTAGTAAATAACCATGCTCGCCAATATCGCTTCCCAGGTTCAGGCCCAGTCCATCAGCTCCATTGTCGGTGGCTTCTCTTTCGCTGCCGCCATCGCGTGGATGGATGCCATCCGCTGGATGATCGCCAGCCTCATCAAGATTAACCGCAACGGTGGTACGTACCACTTGATTACAGCGCTCCTCACAACGCTCCTTGCGGTCCTCGTCTTCACCATCATCAATGCGCTGACCAAGGATGAGCTCGAGAAGCCGAACACGATGTTCGCGGTTACTCGATAGTTTTGGTTTTAAAAGAAGCCAGAATCATTACAATTAGTATCAGTACAATAGCTGCCCCTCCATATACCATGACGCGCTTGTCACCCAGTATCCTATATCCTTCTTCGAATGATGGTAGGTTGATTTCGGGTGGTAATTCAAACATTCTTTTAACATTTTCATTTTCCTTTGTTACTATAAATTTATCAAGTGAACACTTGATTTCAAACTTGAGAACGTGGTTCCTAAGCTTAAAATCATAAGGGAGAGTTTGTCCGAAATTCTGAGAATAGAACTTTATATTCAGAGATGTAATTGAAGTTTCCGAACCTCTATTGAAATTATGTTCTATGGGGTCATCCCTGCCTATATAATTTCCACTTGATTTCAGAATCCGTCCCAGATATTGTGTATAATTCAATTGGGAGATGTCATTCTCTATCGGTACTCTGGCATCACTACCCATTGATAGTATAATTGCACCCGGTCCCGCGAGGTCAATTGGGTTTGATACAATTTTCGTGCCTGAATACAACCCTTTCACAAAACCCATGGTATAGGCGGGACTATTCGTTGTAAAATTCAAACCAAACGAGGATGTATTAGAAAATGTCAAGGTATCGGTTGAGGTGGCGAAAACAACAGTCATACCGGATGCAGCCGACACAGCTGCACGAATTTCAGCCTGCACATTGGATGCAAAGTCAGTTCCGGTAGTATAATTTCGTTTGGCAAGATTGATACTAACTGTGTCGTATTGTAGATTACTGTTGTGTGAATCAATTGTGTACTGTGAAAAGGGTATATTCCCAGACACTAGTTTAATATCGGATACACCATAAAGTGGCCTGTTGAGCTCTATGGTATAGTCGTTTGTATTGGGATGTGCGGCGACATCTCGCTGTGAACTGTCTATTTCAAGTAGATACGAGTCCATTACAATATACTATGAAAGTTTATAACGTTGATTTACGAAAAGTTAATGTTGAGGGGGTTCTTGTTACCCTGGTTCTTGGCCAGGTCCAGATCATAACTTCTGAAGTCCTTGTGGCCCTTGTGCGAGTTGAACTGGTGGTACTGTGCGTTCTTGTATGTCTGGTTGGCGGAACCAGTCGTGCCCTGGGGACCCTCGACTGCCCTGTGGGCACCCGATCGCATAGCGGTCTGGACACCACCCTGGTTGACAGGGTCCATACGGACGTTCATGCGGCCAGCACCACCCGAACGACCGATGTTGCCTCTGTTTACAGCGGGTCTGATACCAGTGGTAAGGGCGGGGTCCTGTGTATAGGCACCCTCGAAACTGGCGATACCCGGAGAAGCAATATCGTTGATACGGGCTGTATTGAGATCACCCTTGTTTCTGGATGGACGATCGTCGACCGGGATGGCACTGATGAAGCTACCCGCTGCACCGTACTGGAGACCGTCATCGCGCATAGTGGTCGTCGAACGGTTGGTCTGTCTCTTGGTCTTCTCAAAGTTCTGGTGACCCGCGGAGCCCGTGAGAGCACCACCCTGGCCACCCGCACGACCCTTGACGGGGGGGCGACGCTCCCATATGGCCGCGGTCGTCTCCGGGCGGTTCTGTGTCAACTCACCCACCATACCCGCACGCTTGACAGCGGGGTTAGACGGACCGGCGCGGCCTGGAAGTGCTGTGAGTTTATAGGCGCCCACATTGTTGGGCATGACGCGGTACAACTGCTGGAAACCACCGGCTGCTGGGACATCGGCACCAACACCGATACCGGCACCGACGTACTGCTTCTCGACGGGCTGAACACTGTTCATGCGCGTTGTCACATTCTGCCTGTCATTAAAATTGTACACCGGCTGACCACTGGGATTTCTCGACGTGTTCGGGGCGATAACTCCATAGTTGGGCACGGCCTCCTTGTGCTTCTGTGACTGGGCGGGAAGAATGTAGGCACCCTGTCTCATAGCCAACTGGTTTGAGGCAGCTTCCTCTGGTGCTGTATTAATATTGTTACCGAAATGTGGTTGGGGTTTGATATATGTTTCTCTTTTACTAAGTGCTCTACCTGCGGCGACAAGTCCGGCAAGTGCTACTACGGACAAAGGGTCCATTATTAATGTTTATGAATATATTTATTTGTTACAATATCTCTGCAAGAACATACCATTCTGAACTTCGGCGCGTGTGCTCATTGGCTCGAAGGCGATGGTGCGCTGGGGGAGCACACACTTCACATTCTTACTGGGGAAATCGTAGGGCTTGGAAGTGTATCCCTTGTTGAACTCCGTTGTGCTCTGGGGACGGAGTCTGTCCTCTACCTCAATCAGAGGGGCCGGGGCGCCCTTCTGAGCCATATACGGTGCTGTACCGACGAGAACTGTGCTGGCGCGGCAGCAGTTGTTCGTGTTCGTTGGTTGAGGGTGGGTGAAGATGTGCTGGTCAGCCTGAAATTCAGGTATGGCACGGTCACTCACAATCTTAAGACCTGGCTGTAATGTATAATCCATGTTATATTAGTATAAAAGTATAATTTAAAATGACCCACCAAACATGGTTCTCATCTGGGTGAGTTCCGGCTGTCTGGGGTTGTTCGTGCCAGTGCACATAGACTGGTCGTCGCGGCACGTGGGGCGGAACTTCTTACCGTAGAGCGCCTCCGCAAAACCCGTCTGGTCGTTGGGGATTGTTGTGTTGGGCATCGAATAGAATGCACGGTTAGCACCGTTCCTGGAGCCGTAAATATCAGCAGCGTCGGTGGGGAATGTGTCATCCAGGTTCTTCTTCACCTCTCCCGCCACTGTCGGGTAGAAGCACGCACCCTTTCTATTAGGGTCGGTGCCGTAATCGGAAATGAGAACATTACCCATGGGGTTATTCTGTGTAGGCTGAGTACAGGCACCAGCGGTATCACCGGCCTGCGCTGTATACATGGATGTATCAATGACCATACCCGATACATGAAATGCATAAAGAACACCAATAGTCACCGCAGCAAGGACAAACACACGGGGGTCCTTTTGTATAAACATAATAGCCATGGCTACATAAAGAATAAATCTCGAGGTCGAGTTAACTCTCTCATCTGGTGTCTGGCTGGATGTCGGCCAGAACTGAGAGAGTTTGGAAATGTCAAATAATTGTTGAGGGTCGTCGAACCACACCGTCATTCTGTTAATGTTACAATATATATAAATTAATTACTTACCGGCACCACCAAGGCTACCAAGTCCACCGAGGCCACCCAGCAGACCGGTCAGCGCGCTCATGTCAAATCCACCACCACCACCACCACCCTTGGCGTCCGCCATGGATCCCGCAGCCTGCTCGGCGATGGTCTCAATCTGCTTCAGCGTGTCGGCCGGGATGGAGGTGATGGTCATCCCGAGGATGGTAAGTGTCTGGAGATACTGCCACACAGCATCCTTGGTTCCGACGGACAGATCGGGAGTCCACCACTTCTTGACGTTCAGGCCAGAAAGGAAATCGAGCTCAGTTGTGAGGAAAAAACTCTCATCCTTGGCCATAATCTTGTCCTGATAGGGACCCACCTCATCCATATACATCGTAACAACCTTGCGGGGATTGGCGCCCTTGATAAGGTCAAAGCCGACCGAGTACTTCTTAAGACACTTCTCCTCGGGAAACGTCTTAACAAGTTCATTGAGGAACTGCTCCATCATGGTAATGAATGCTCCAGTACTAGCCATGGTTATGTATTATATATTAGGTTCAATTCTTTAAGTTAGAAAGGGTCAGATGATATCTGCTCCCTGGTACCGCCACCGTTCGCAACAATGAAATATACCATGAGTGCGTTGAGGGCCGCGGGCTTAGTGTAGGCGTGCATCTCGGGCTTAGGCTCGTTGTTAAGTCTGTGCTTCATGTAGATGTAACCCGACGTCATGGCAGCCGCCGCAAGTGCAGCGCCCATCGGTGTTCTGAGGTGTTCCGACAAATCGTCCATTACTAATACTGCTTATTAAAAGCAAACTTTTTTCTCTCGAGTGGTGCTCCGGGAAAAAGGTCATCGTCATCTTCCTCCTCGGGCTGGGGGGCCATATTGCGCATAGCCGACTGGGTCACTGGGATTTCCTTCATCTCATCACCCTCCATCATGGGTAGTTCAGTCCCATCTGATACCTCCTGTGGTACCATGGGCGCAGACTCACCGGCAACCGGAGATACGTCCTCCTCGCCCATGGGGGGCTCCTCGCCCATGGGGGGCTCATCACCCATGGGGGGCTCATCACCCAGAGGGGGCTCATCACCCTGCATTGTGTCGGGGTCCATGGACTCCTCGGCCCCCAGGCTAATATCATGCGACGACCCCTCGGGGTTGCTCATGTAGGTAGTCAGAATCTGCTGAAGGGGTACCATGGACTTGATGACTACATCAACCGAGATACAATTGATGGCCTGGATCTTCTCAAACAGTGCATCATCGGTATCTGAATCAATGAAAATGTAGGGATTCTTGTAAATAAGTTTGGCATTCTCCTCGAATACCTTGTACACAAACTCCTCGTTACCGGGCAGTTTGATGGAAATCTTCTGAACCTCGGGCTTGAGACGGACGGACGAAAGGATTTTCACGTAACTTACAAACACAGCGGCGAGCAAATCACCGAAGTAACCGCACGACTTTGAGATGTTATCGGTGTGGGTCTTCACCATGCCCTGATTCCAGTTCTTGATGTCTCTCAGGTACTCCTGGAACTTGATAAGTACATTCTTCCCCTTGGAATCAATCTTGGCACGCTCGTACATCTCCGTAAAGACATCCACGACGTGGGGGAGTAGAACCTGACACATAGATTCGGTGTACTCCTGCTTGGCGACGGCTAAAATATTAAGGTTGTTGTCGGCCATACTATATTTTAGACGTGTAGTTTATTTTTTATATTTATTCGCAATTTTCTTCAGGTTTACCAGCCCATTCATATCACCGAAATCACGAGTGGTCTCTTCCTTCATGGGCTGAGCAACCACCGGTTTGCTCTGCTTTCCCAACTTTGACCAGTCTGTGTATATTGTGATTGGATCCATCCGGCGAACCGCATAACCCCCGTTTTTCAGTTGCCTTTCCAGGTATGTTGTAGCTACCGTCCTGTCGAATATCGGGAACCCCATAACAAACTGGGGAACAACCAGTATGGTGGCTTTCTTCCCAAGTTCGGCGGAATTTCTTATCTTGTTAGAGAACTGTCCAAGAATTGCTTTATAGGTATCTTTCTTTATCTCCCTCTTGGCATCCTGGTATTTTCTAAGTTCTAGCGCAGATACTAGACTCATAGTCTTAAAACAGGTTGGGATTTTATGCTTCGTTTATTTCCACGCGGTTGATGAACTCCGACCCAGCGGCCTCCCCGCTGTATGCAGACGGGCCAGAGATATCACTGGATGGCACCTGGGTGCGGACCGACGCGACGACAATACTACCGTCGGCGTTCTGGATGGACTTGGACATAATCTCGGCGGCGAAGTGATGGTCCTTGCTGTAGAACATCATCCTGGAGTTGTAGGCCACCTCGCCCTGGTTGGTATATTTGTCAACGTACATGGTCTCGATGGGCTCCATGCATACACTGTGTTTCTCCGAAAGGTGCCCCTGTATGGCGTTGATAACACTGGCAATTGTTGTGGGCGGGATGGCAGAGTTGTCTCGCTTGTAGTTGTCCAGGTTGACGTCCTGGAGGGTATCGGTAAATGAGAAGTCAGAGATGGGCTTCTTATAGCCCGAGAATCCGAAATCAACAAAACCCTCCCTGGACCCACAGCATACTATGATCACAAATATCAGCAGTGTGACGAGTACCCACTTCATTATAATATTGCGTTAAAATATTTCAAAGATAATTTTAATTAATATTAGAATGGCCCTTCTTCTGTACAGCCGAAAATGTAAATTTTCTAACGAGATTATTAGTTTTATAAAGGAAAACAAACCCCTGCACACCATAGTTTCATTTCACGATGTGAATGTAAAGGGTGTGCCCCATGAACTGAAGTCCAAGGTTACAAGTGTCCCGACACTGGTCACCAAGGACGGAAATATAATGGTCGGCAAAGAGGCCAAGGAATGGTTGATGTCCATGGTACCGAACGAGTTTACTGGTGCCTATAGTTCGTCGTCTGTGGGGATGCAGGAATTTGATAACCCCGGTGCCAACGATGGGAGTATGTTCAGCCTGGACAGTTACGGGGCATCACTGAAACCAACCATGACCAAGGAACTCCAGGAGAAGATTGACCATGATGTGTCTGACGCATACAACAGTAGAAATTCGTAGATTAAAGGAATAAAACACAACTAACCTATATGCATCTGAAGACGATACAAGCCAGTGCCCTGAGGTCGTGCTTCGAGGTACTCAAGGATGTACTCAATGACGTAAACATGTGTTTTACCAGTGATGGTATGTCCATTACCGCTCTTGATAACGCCAAAGTGGCTCTCATCAACATGGAACTCAGGGCCGAACAGTTCGAGGAGTACGAATGTAATGAGAATATCACAGCCGGCGTAAATATGGCCAACCTGTTCAAGCTATTCAAGATTATCACGACGAGTGATGTTCTCAGCATCGATATACACGATAGGGACCTCATGTACATCACGATAGAGAATGCCAGCAAGAACTCGGTCACCAAGTTCGAACTGGCGCTCCTGTGGATCAACGAGGACATCCTGGGTCTACCCGACATCCCCCGCCAGTGCACGACCATCATGCCATCGGTGGATTTCCAGAGAATCTGCAGGGATATGGGCATTCTCAGTAACGATATCACCATCTGCAGAGACAAGAACCTGCTGAAGTTCTCATGCGAGGGGGATTTCGCAAAGCAACACACTGCCATCGATACCGAACAGGACGATTTCGATGGCAAAATGGGGGAGAGGTACTCACTCAAGTACATCAACTTGTTCACGAAGGCGACGAATATGTGCTCAACCATGAAGATTCAGCAGTCTTCGCCGACCGACAAGATGCCTATTATTTTTGTATACAATATTGCCAACCTGGGACAAATTGAATTTCTTCTTGCTGCTAAATTAGACCCCGCTAACTGAGTCAGTCTCGTAGAGGACACGCTCACCTAACATATTAATAACCGTAATCTTAGGATAGTCACGTTTCATTACGTTGCCTATCTTTACATCCTGACCATGGAAATCACCACACGGACCTCCAATCTTCCGGAAGGTACTTGTGATATCCACGGCCTTACGACCACTGTCAGTAGTCGCCCATACCTCATCGATAGGTAACTTGAACTTGAACCCACCATTGGCGGGTGGCCATACGAACGCGGGACTCTCTGATACGTATTTGTATGACTTGTTACCGTGACTGTACTTCACAAACAGTACAAAATCAGATACATTGTCCGGGACAGTAGCCATAATATCATGGATGTTCTTCTGCTGTCTGGTAATATCCCAATCATACCAGTGCTCCGTGCCAGACCACATCTTCGCTTCATCCTCCCATACAGACGATATACCATCGGCCTCATCTACGTCAAGTACCATATCGGCCTTGTACTGGATGTACATACGCTCAATCGTATGATCGGGTTTGTTGATAATAGACCCGATGTAATTGTACAGATTAAATAGAACTCGCGCCAACCACCTTGCCATCTCACCCTGCATACTATTTACATAAAGAAACATCTCTTTAATAGAAGTATGGAAGATAATCTTATCTCTTTTTACGAAAAACGTCTCGCGGAAAAGCAATTTGACGTACAATATATGATGGTTGCTGGGCCGTATATTAAAGAGTACTACGAAATCATAGAGGAAAGGGTAGTTACAAATGAGTTTCCCCTCGTGTTTAAAACAAACAGCAAGAAACAGGAACTGTTTAATAAGTTTCTCATCGACGTGGAGGGTCGGACGGATATAATCACCGGCCAGGTAAATACACTTGAGGAAATATGCCCCAGGTGTGGTCATGCCAATGTGGTGCACCAGCGGGCACTGTCGTCCTTTGCGTGCATGAAATGCGGTCACAGCGAACACGCCTTGGGTGATGACCTATCATACAAGGACGAACAGGCAATGGAAAAAACCATCGTATATTCGTACAAAAGAGAAAACCATTTCAACGAATGGATTTCACAGTTCCAGGGTACCGAAAGTACAACAATACCTGTGGATGTCATAGAAAAGTTACGCTACGAGTTCAAGAAACAGCGAGTGAACAATCTCAACGATATTACCCACCAGAAGGTAAGAGCTCTCCTCAAGAAACTGAAGTTAAACAAATATTATGAACATGTTCCATACATCGCATCAATATTGAATGGTATAACACCACCCAGAATGTCACAGGGTTTGGAGGAGAAGCTGAGATTAATGTTCACAAAAATACAGCAACCATTCGAACAACACTGCCCAGAGGAGAGAAAGAACTTTCTGAGTTACTCGTACGTTCTGTATAAGTTCTGTGAAGTTCTGGGCGAAGATGAATTTCTTCCATGTTTCCCATTACTCAAATCAAAAGAGAAACTCAGACAGCAGGATATGGTATGGAAAAAGATAACAAATACACTCAGTTGGGAGTTCATACCAACCACGTGAGTAAATATGAATATTTAATAATAACCCAACCCAGTAGATGAGGTTCCATTGCCTTGGACTTCCGCATACTGTTACAAGCCCGTCGTTCGTGGCATGTGCCTATACACAGAAGGTGCTGAAATTCTGTAAAATGATGAAAGACAGGGGCCATTGTGTAATTCACTATGGACACGAGGATTCGGATCTAGACTGCAATATACACGTGACCGTAATAACCAACGATGACTGGGAAAAGGCCTACGGAACCTATGACTGGAGAAAAACCTTTTTCAAGTTCGATACTTCCGACCATGCATACAAAACATTCCACAAGAATGCAATAGATGAGATTGGCCGCCTAAAACAGAAAAATGACTTCATTCTCCCATTCTGGGGAGCGGGTGTACGGCCCGTATGTGATGCCCACCCAGACCTGATATGTGTAGAGCCAGGTATAGGATACGCATCAGGACATTGGTCACGGTGGAAGATATTTGAATCCTATGCCATATATCACGCATACCTCGGGCTGAAGTCGGTGGGGAATTGTGAGTCCCCGTGGTACGAAGCGGTCATCCCGAATTACTTCGATCCGGATGATTTTGACTATTCTAAGGAAAAGGATGATTATTTCCTTTTTCTTGGAAGGGTTTACGACGGCAAGGGTATCCACTTGGCCATACAGGTTACCGAGCGCATAGGTGCGCAGTTGATAGTAGCCGGCCAAGGTTCCCTAAAGGAATGTGGGTATGATGTAACCCCACCCCATGTTACAGAAGTGGGTTATGCTGATAAGGAACAGCGTAAACAGTTGATGTCGCGTGCCAAGGCGGGGTTCGTTGCGTCAATGTATACCGAGCCATTCGGTGGAGTGCAGGTTGAGATGTTGCTGTCAGGGACACCCACAATAACTACAGATTGGGGAGCATTTACAGAGAACAATATACATGGCGTGACTGGCTATAGATGTAGAACTTTTGAACAGTTCGTATGGGCAGCATCGAATATCAATAGAATCAAACCAGCTATGTGCAGAGAATGGGCGATGAGCTTCTCCCTTGACAGGGTGGCTCTTATGTATGAGGAATATTTCCAGAGTGTCCTCAATGTTTATACGGGCAAAGGATGGTACGAGGATAAACCGGACCGCAAGGACCTGTCATGGCTAACGAAAATGAGGACCATAGAACCATAGGACGAGGGAGTACCTCTTACCCCGTGTTACCGGTTCAACTTCATGTTCTATGTATGATGGGAACACACAAGAAGCCCCCTGCGATTGGGGCGAATAATAGCTATTAATTTTCAACTTACCACCACCGTAGTCCTCCGGTTTGCTAAGTTGAACCGCTATGGACAACTTTCTACATGCGTAAATATCACTGGCACCCATATCCATGTGCCGGCGATATACACCCCCGTCATCTCCGTCGTAGCACGCAAATTGAATTTTGTCGCAAAGTGATGTTATGTCAAAATTAAACATACTCGTATTGGCATCCTTGGCCATATAGAACATTTTATCATATATCCACTCGGTGGTCTTGTTTCGTGGTATCCATGCTAAGTTGGTTCTCCTCGTCTCATTTTTAGTTTCATTGCCAAACACAGTCGCAGGCTGGGTACAGCAATTACTGAAATTTTCTATAATATTTTCACAATCTTGTGGCGTAAACCCCTTATCGTAATAATAATAATGTGATAAATTTCTAAACACAGGTGTTACTTTCTGTAGTGCATCATCAAAACCATCATGAGTTTGTGTGTCCATAACCATAAAAACATTTTATCTTTTAACTATAGTAAGGAACATGATCGACCTCGTGTCAAAGGGAGAGCAGGATGTATATCTAACTTCAGATAATATGGAAAATTCACTGTTTAGGTCAAACTTCACACAATATACACCATATAGTTGCGGTGTAGAAGAACTCAACGTGGGTGGAAGAACTATAAAGGGGTCAACAAGTATAATAGATATTACCAAGAAGGGTGATATTATTGGGGGTATGTGGCTTGAGGGGACAAATATTATAGATTATTTGTCAGGTTCTAAATTTGAACTATATATTGGAGAACAATTGATAGAGTCCCATACCTATGAATATATGTCGGATATATGGCCAATATATATGCCAGAAAACAACTCAAAATCCAAAGTTATTAATAATAAAGTTACACAGACGGACAAGAACTTCTGTCCATTTCATTTTTTCTTTTGTGATAATAATCAATATTTACCATTAATTTCTCTGACATACCAAAATGTAGTAGTTAAGATTACATGGGGGCAGACCGTATCCACCAAGGTAAAGTGCAAAGCCAATTTCAATTATTTAGGAAATATTGAAAGAAAAGTATTTGAAAATGCATCGATGGATATGATGATTACGCAAGTTCAGAAAATAAATTATAATATTTCAGATGGAACTAATAAATTATCATTAAATTCTCTCAACCACCCGGTAAAATGTATATTCTTTGGATACGAAACAAAGAGTGCTAACACCGCAACTGATTATTTTACGTTTGATAGTTGTGATTTATATTTAAATGGAATTACAAAATATGAAAATATGCCACCAAATTATTTCCACACAATTCAATCATATTATCATTCCCCCAGTTCTTCCATAAACTTTGAACATTCGTCAAAATGTCCATTCAACACTAGATTCTATGCATTTAGTTTTGCAAAATATATGAATAATTTCAATCCAACAGGCACATGTAACTTCAGTAGACTTGATAACACCAATTTGGTATTAAAGAACATGAGCAGACCAGCAGGACGTGCAACCGATATGGTGTATGTTTATGCAGTCAATTACAATATACTGCGAATCGACGCAGGAATAAGCGGAATTTTATTTAGTAACTAATAATAACAATGTCTCATGTGGGCAGCGATATACACATTACCCAGATCAGGATAGACACTTCAGCATCGAGTGCTGGTACTAGTGGACTCGTGGTCGCCAACGCGGGCGGGGGGCGTTCCCTCTTCCTCGATGGCGACCTTGTCGGTCCCAGGAGCTCGAACGTTGGAACACTTCAGGAAGTAACTGCACTGGGTAGCGTCACCACGAAGAATGTAACTTTTAGTGGAAATGTAGTTCAAGGAACATCATGCACGTCCTCAAACATATCTTTTGCCCATGGTAAATCAACAACAGCGTTGGGGACGAATTCCCATTCTGAGGGTCTCAATTCGGCCGCGAGAGGGAACAACTCCCACGCAGAGGGGTTAAACACCACATCTACGGGGATTGCCTCCCACGCAGAAGGGTCTGGTGTTATAGCCCTGGCGAATTATTCCCACGCAGAGGGGTCTGCCACAGCTACCCGGGGGCAGTATTGCCACGCAGAGGGTGGCAGTACCACAGCTACAGGGTTCGGCTGCCACGCGGAGGGCTACTTCTCCAATGCCGCAGCCGACTTTTCCCACGCCGAGGGTAGACTTACAAAGTCAGAGGGTGATTATTCTCACGCGGAGGGGTTCGATACCAAATCATATGGTTCGTATTCTCATGCAGAAGGTCTACTGTCTAACGCATCAGGGATATACTCGCATGCGGGTGGTTTTTTCACACAAGCAGTGGGTGCCGCCAGTTGTACAACGGGTGCGTATAGCATTGCGTACGGGTCCAATTCCCATGCGGGTGGTTTGTATACCAATGCGGCCATCTCATATTCTACTGCTATGGGTAGATACAATACAAACATTCTGCCATCAAACACGCACTTGGTTATTGGAAGCGGGAATACCGCGGGTCGTTCGAATGTGATGTTGGTGCACGACTCGAACATCAAAATGTTCGGTAACGTGTATCTCTCTGCTGACCATACTGCGAATATTACCGGCCAAGCAGTTCTCCAGAATAATTTCGTGTTTTTCAATCATTCATCAGGAGTTCTGTCATATGGTAGAAAGGATATTTCTGGTGCGACGGGTCCCACTGGCCCTGGTGGGCCTGGTGGTAGCGCGGGCCCACCGGGTCCTACGGGTCCCAGCGGCCCCGGTGGTAGCGCGGGCCCTACAGGAGCTACGGGTGTCGTAGGCCCCAACGGTCCAACCGGCCCCAACGGTCCGACGGGTTCCCCGGGTGGTGCAACCGGTGCAACCGGTCCAAATGCATCATGGGATGTCATCCTGTCGGTGGGAAATACGGCCAGCAATGTTGTCCAGTTTGCCAACGTGAGCCTCGCATTCACATCATTTGGTAGGATGCAGACGGATGCCAATGTTATGATTGGATCCAATCATAGTCACCTGGGTATAGCGTCGAGTGTAAGCCGTGTTGCTATTGGTAACTATGCAGGAAGCAACAACCAGGGAAGCAAAACTGTTGCTATGGGCTTCAAGGCAGGCCAGGCAACCCAGGGTGCGTCATCCGTAGCCATCGGTATATCAGCGGGTCAAACGACCCAGGGCATAGACTCTATATCCATTGGCCACACCGCGGGCTGTAACACCCAAAAGGCCAACGCAGTGGCCATAGGGTGTGAGTCTGGTTTTACGACACAGGGTGTGTCGGCCGTAGCCATTGGCCGTCAGGCGGGCAGTAACAACCAGGGAACTGATGCGGTAGCCGTAGGTCGTAAATCGGGTTATAATGGTCAGGGTAGTGGAGCCGTCGCGATGGGGTATGATGCTGGCTGTAACAACCAAAGCGTCTATGGTGTGGCGATAGGGAAATCGGCCAGTAGATTGACCCAGGGCAAAGACGCCATATCCATTGGCCGCTCTGCGGGTTACAACACCCAGACTGCCAACGCCGTGGCCATCGGATTTGAGTCTGGTTATACTACCCAGGGAACTGGTATTGCCATAGGTACAAAGGCTGGTAGTAACAACCAGGCCAATGATGCGGTAGCAGTGGGCCGCATAGCGGGTCAGATTACCCAAGCGCTTGGCGCGGTCGCTGTTGGTCAGGCCGCGGGTTACAATGGTCAGAAAACGTATGCGATTGGCGTGGGTGTATCAGCGGGCAAAACGACCCAGGGCATAGACTCCATCGCAGTCGGGCGCGCGGCGGGCTGCAACACCCAGGAATCAAACGCCATTGCCATCGGATTTGAGTCTGGTTTCACGACACAGAGGATGTCAGCCATATCCATCGGTCGTAGAGCGGGCAGTAACAACCAGGGGTCAAATGCTGTAGCCATTGGCAATTTTGCTGCTCTCTCTGCACAGGGTGTAGACTCCATTGCCATTGGTCGCGGGGCGGCTGCTACCACCCAATCTGCCAACGCAGTGGCCATCGGATTTGAGTCTGGCTATACTACACAGAGTGCGTCATGCATAGCCATTGGTAAAAAAGCGGGCAATAACGACCAGGGGTCTGATGGAACTGCTATGGGCCGTGACTCGGGTCTAACTAGCCAGGGAGATAAGGCAATTGCGATTGGCCCCCTCTCGGGTAAAACCAACCAGGGCACGTCCGCGATTGCGTTTGGATACGTGGCCGGCTCAAATGGACAGGGTGCGTATGGTATGGCCATGGGCTCATTCGCTGGTCGCAATAATCAGGGTGTGGACGCCATTGCCGTGGGTCGGTATGCTGGCTGCAACACACAGACTTCAAACGCCATTGCCATCGGTGCCGAAGCCGGGTTTACGACACAGAGGATGTCAGCCATATCCATTGGTCGTAGAGCGGGCAGTAACAACCAGGGGTCAAATGCTGTAGCCATTGGTAATTTTGCTGCTCTATCCGCACAGGGTGTAGACTCCATTGCCATTGGTCGCGGGGCGGCTTGTAACACCCAATCTGCCAACGCAGTGGCCATCGGATTTGAGGCTGGTTATACTACACAGGGGGTCAGGGCGACAGCAGTTGGATGGGAGTCGGGCCTCACCAACCAAAAGTCCCAAGCTGTCGCTATTGGCTCTAGAGCGGGGAGGACGTCCCAGGGCAGTAATTCTATAGCCATGGGTCACGAATCTGGTTCTAACTCACAGGGGGTTGCATGTGTCGCCCTCGGTACTAACTCAGGCGCAAACAGCCAGGGTAATGCCGCAATTGCAATTGGTACGTCGGCGGCGCGCAGTAACCAGGCAGCAGATGCGGTTGCGATTGGAAACAAAGCCGGATCGAATGGACAGGGTGCGGATGCGATCGCAATTGGAGCTTATGCTGGCTGTAACAACCAGCATGCCAATTCCATTATACTGAATGCGTCAGGTTCTGACCGCGCCAGTACAGCCGTAAGTAGTTTCTATGTTGACCCCATCCGCAACGATACATCTTCCCTGCCTGCTGTGTTTTATAACGCATCTACGAAAGAGGTGACGTACAGCACGACAGGGACAGGTCTGATAGCACTGAACGCGACAAACATATCATCCGGTACCCTGAATAACGCCAGACTTCCCTCTGCCATTTCGGTCACTTCCCTGGCAGGTGCTGGGTCGGGTCTGACAACACTGAACGCGTCAAATATATCATCCGGTACCCTGAACAACTCCAGACTTCCCGCTGCCATTTCGGTCACTTCCTTGGCGGGTGCTGGGTCGGGTCTGACAACACTGAACGCGTCAAATATATCATCCGGTACCCTGGCCGTCGCCAGGCTTGACTCGTCTGTTGTTCTGACCACCTCCGCCCAGACCATAACAGGCGTAAAGACTTTCAATAAGGAGATTAAAATCGATGGAAATGTTGTCATTGGACTGAACCAAACATACTTGGGCAAACCATCGAGCACGAGCCGCGTCGCGATAGGTGACTATGCGGGCTCCACCCTTCAGGATACGCAAGCAGTTTCGGTGGGGTATTCTGCGGGTAAAACCGGCCAGAACAATTACAGTGTCGCCGTCGGTTCTGAATCGGGAAAAATTGCACAGGCAGCTGGATGCGTGGCTGTCGGGCATTTGGCGGGGTGTAATGACCAGGCTGTATCTGCAACAGCTGTAGGTGAAAAGGCCGGGAGCAATACACAGGGCAGTTATGCAGTTGCCTTGGGCACATTCGCAGGTCTCGATGAACAGGGAACCCAGGGCATTGCCATAGGCAGAACCGCCGGGCGTAATTCCCAACTCGCATCTGCCATCGCGATAGGTACGGGTGCTGGCCTAACTGACCAGGGTACCCATGCAATTGCAATTGGATCTAGTGCAGGCCAGGCTCAGCATGCCAATTCCATTATACTGAATGCGTCAGGTTCCGTCCGGAATAGTACAGCCGTGAGTAGTTTCTATGTTGACCCCATCCGCAACGATACATCTTCCCTGCCTGCTGTGTTTTATAACGCATCTACGAAAGAGGTGACGTACAGCACGACAGGGACAGGTCTGATAGCACTGAATGCGACAAACATAGCATCTGGTACCCTGGCCGTCGCCAGGCTTGACTCGTCTGTTGTTCTGACCACCTCCACCCAGACCATAACAGGCGTAAAGACTTTCAATAAGGAGATTAAAATCGATGGAAATGTCGTCATTGGACAGAACCAAACCTACCTGGGCGCTGATTCGAGTGTAAGCCGTGTTGCCATTGGTAACTATGCGGCCTCTAACGCACAGGACAGTTACGGTATCGCAATCGGTTCGTCGGCGGGCAAATCAGCCCAGGGCAAAGACTCCATATCCATTGGCCGCGGTCCGGGATGTAACACCCAGTCTGCCAACGCAGTGGCAATCGGATTTGAGTCCGCTTTCACGACACAAGGGGCTAACGCAGTTGCCATAGGTCAGTTGTCGGGTAGTAACAATCAGGGTAGGGCTTCTGTAGCAATCGGAGAACAGGCAGGTAGGATAACACAGGGTACCGAGTGTGTTGCCATTGGTTATTGGGCGGGTAATGACGACCAGACAGCCGACGCGATTGCAATTGGAAAGTTATCGGGCAAGTCCAACCAGGGTGCCGACGGTGTTGCTCTGGGTGTCAATGCCGGTATGAAAAACCAGAGCGCATACGGTGTTGCGATATCGTCATTTGCTGGGTGTAACGCACAGGGTGATTATGGTATTGCCGTCGGCTACCAGGCAGCCAGAACTAACCAGACGGACGACGCTATTGCCATCGGTCATTTTGCCGGTTCCAATGGACAGGGCTCGAATGGAGTTGCGATAGGGTCAAATGCTGGGTTATCGGCACAAGGTGCGAATAGCATTTCCATAGGTGAGGCGGCGGGGGAGACGGCATCGAATGCATTCACGGTCTCAATCGGTAGGTATGCTGGTGCAAATGGCCAGGGTCAGTTCGCTGTATCTATTGGGTACCAATTCGCTAAACAGACTGCTCAGGGAACCCTTGCGGTCAGTATTGGTGCTAATGCCGGCATGACTTCACAGGGTAGTAACTGCGTCGCAGTTGGTCACAACTCCGGTACAACGACACAGGAGTATGATGCCATCGCTATTGGAGAAAATGCGGGTAACAACGACCAGTCTTATGGGGCTGTTGCACTGGGATATAGAGCGGGTATGACATCTCAGGGCAATAGAGCAATTGCGATTGGTTATCAGGCAGGTTTGACCGATCAGCATAACCGTAGTACTATTATAAACGCGTCCGGAAGTGCACTCAATAGTGACGGTACACAGCGATTTTATGTTAGACCCATTAGAGGTGTTGCGCATGGGCTGGGTGCTGGTGTAATGAAATACGACACTTCTACATATGAGGTTACATACTCAACAAATTAAGCCATTTAGTAAGGTCGGAGTCCTTATTGAGAAAATGTTCGCGGCCAGCCATGCCCATCTTCTTACGGATTTCCGGGTTTTTAAAATAAAAATTCAAAGCCTGGGCGACATCGTCGGATGATGGGATTTCCATAATACCACCGACACCGTCAATATCAGTAGGCACATGCAGACGGGCCACAGGGTCCACAAACATGCACCAACTCTCATCAAACAATTCCTTAAAATTATCAATTCCTGTCAGTACTTGCGGCTTGCCGGTCAGTTGGTGTTCAATGTTACACAGACCATACCCCTCGCCACAGCAAGTATTGATTCCAACATCACAGCTGTTGTAAATGTTATTCACATGCTCTGATGTCATATCGTCTGCCTGGGTACGGAGAATGCACTTGTAAATCAGGGTATTCGTCTGCTCCTCATCAAGTCCGTTAATCTTCGCGTAAGTCTGGGCCAACTGCATAATATCATATGACCCAGAGTAGTTGTACTTACACGCCATGAACAACTTCAGGTGCTCATTGCAATCATTCTTCTTGAAAAACTTGATGAACCCGTCCATCGTGATATCCAGACACTTGCGATACGAGTTCCTGTTGAGGTTGAGAACGATGAAATCATCATCATTCAGTCCGATAACACTCTTGGACTTGTCGGTCTTGTGGATACCACCAGCGTCCAGTTGATGCTCGATGGTGCAGGTGTTCCAGATACCCAGGGTGTTGAGGTGGCGCTCCCACGACTTGTTGAAACACACAATCTGGTCGGCGTATTCCGCAAGTGGGGGGATGTACGATTGGTACTTGTAGGTCAGGTCAAGGTACAGAAATACCTTGAAAGTCTTCTCAAGTTCCTTGAGCTTGTTGATGTAATGCGAACAAACAATCACATCATTGTACACAATAATGACATCGGGGTTAATATCCTGAACAGTATCCTGGATGACGTCGTACCCAAACTCGGGTACATTTATCATATTGACATTGGGGTTGACAAACCGGTCAACCCGGTCAACTGCCTGGAACGCAATATGATAGACACGATGCGTACGAGCCAGAGTGTTGACAATTGAATTTGCTACCTTCGCATAGCCAGTGGACAGGCCAGGGTGTGTCCCGCAAAAGAGGATCTTCATATATATAGTTAAAGTTATGCGTTTAAGTAATGATATAATGGATACCGATAGTTACTACATGCATATTACAGAGGTCGTCGCCGACAAGTCGGTAGATGGGCAAAGTTGTGTTATCGTTGACCATAATGGCGTAGTCAAGTCAACCGGCTTTAGTTCGGTTGTAGGTGACATCTATATCACAGACAGGGAGGCAGGGGACCCAGAGTGGACGATTGGCGCGGAGGAGAACGCAATCATTAACGCCGGACAATTTATCCACGGGTGTACCGCTTACATGAACATGCACCCAACTGTACAGGGGCTGAAGAGTCTTGCTCAGGCTGGTATCGTCAGGCTGTGTTATGGTCAGAGTTCGGTAGATACCAGAGAGAGTGCAGTCTGCGATAGGATTTCCAGGGTGATGGAAATTGTGATGGTTAATTTTATTTGCTAATTATAATAACATTATGGCTCATCTACTGGGACAACTAGCATTAAAAAAAGCAATGGGTGCTGTGCAGGGTAAAGCAATGGGTGCTGTGTCGGGGATAACTGACGCATTCAGACCAAAACCACCGCCAACCCCTTGGGGGAAGTATATCATAATATTCCTCTTCCTCGTGGGCCTCGTCATTGGGGGTTATTTCGCATATGTTCATTTCACGAGTGGTCCTTCCGCGGAAGAGATCACCGCCGCCACAGACGCAGAGCTGATAGACATGATAGTGGTAGCGATGGGCGGCGAGCCCAGTGATGAAGATATCAAGACCTTCAAGGCTGGGATGGTAAGTTTACCCAGGGAGCACCTTGAATTCATTATAACTGAAATACAAGGTGACATAGACGTAATGAGAGATAGTATCAATGGCGCCGAGGGCGCCAACCTCCTCAAAGGCATGCCCGTAGAAGGTGGCACCGATGAGAAGATCAGGCTCGTGTTTATTTTAATGGCTAATAGTGCTGCGCTAACATATCCACCGGCCAAAAGTGAACTCCGTTCGCCAGAGGAGCAGGACATTCTCCTGACAGCGATGGGACTGCCGGCGACTGCGGTGGCTGCGGCGGCGGTGGATGCTGCGGCGGTGGCGGACTCGGTGGTGCCCCCGGCAGAGGTTCTGACCCCCGAGGAGACGGTGGCGGTTGAGGAGGCGACCGCTGAAGAGGAGGCGACCGTTGAAGAGGAGGAGACCGTTGAAGAGGAGGAGACCGTTGAAGAGGATGCGCCCGTTGAAGAGGAGCCGGTCGATACCACGCCATTATGGGACGGCGACGCCGCTGTAAGACTGAATGTCAAATCATGGTTCAAGGCCCACTACCCCAAGTGGACCGAGGATATTAAGGATTGTTATATTGCTGTGCGCGACGAGAAGTGTGACACCGAGGATGAAAGCTTGGTGTATTTTGGCACTGGTTACAAGTGCTTCAGCAAGGAAGACGTTGATTCCACTGTGTGGCCTCGTGCCGTGAAGGCAGACGCAGTCAAGACAAAATCACCCCTCAAGGTGCAGTCGTTCCGCACGGCGGAACCCCTGTGTGCCACAACGACCGGTCCGGCGTTCGAGGCGTATTCTGCTGCGTACAAGGGTCCGTCCGATGTTAATATTCCCGGCGATCATTTCTCGCTGGGCCTCTTGAACACCGCCATAGACGAAGTAGATGGTCTCAGAGACAACTATACCGCGAATATGGCATAAAAAAAACCACCGTATATATAATATGTCGGGGTTACGTAAGGTCATCGTACGCGTTATTGAGAATGCTGGTCGTTACAGGTGTATGTTATGTGACACAACCACGGCGTCTCATATCATCGCTGTAGATGCCCTGAAAACTGATGATATCCACTTGAGAGAGATGGATAGAATCGGTTCTAATGCAGTACTGAGAAAGAATGATAAAATCGAGGTGTATGGTCGCACTGATTTTAAGGGCGATAAAGTGGCAAAGATTGCGGTTCGGGCTATGCGCCAGGATCCGGCAACGGGGGGGCGCATTGTTATATTTGATACCACAGCAACGTGGTGTGTCAATACTCCTTCCGACACAAGGGGCAATTCCTCTTCATCATAAACCATTTCTGCACACACCACGCATGAAACGCGTGTTTACATGGTAAAATTTGACAATTTTTGTCAGTTTCGTAATTGTTCATACATATTGAACAAACTTTCTGGATGTCTTCCTTTAATATACATCTTCCTGGTAACCTCAATCCAAGGTTACTAAGAAAATTGCTGGGTTGGTACCGGGGCTCTGTCGTAGTACTTGCCCCTCCTATATTGACACGGGGTGCGGGGCGCGTACGGTGGACAGGACGGGCGAGGGGCGGTGCAAACACGGTAATGGGTGGAAGGACAACCGCGACTGATACAGCCGCTGGGCGTCTGGGGCGGTTAACTGCTTGCTGAATGTTTCTGCTGTACTCTCGCATACTATTCCTATAACATACCGGACACCTACCCCCATAATGAGATAATCTATGCGTGCAGACGGATGATGTCGTCGGCTCTCTCCTTGGTCTGTGCAAGGGTCGGCGTGACATACAACCAGTTCTATTTATAGACGAAATCGTCGGCAGTCTATAAGACATGGTGCATGATATCTGAAAATAAAATTATAGCCCAGTATAATCTGGATTTCTTAATTTGATTTGTAATAACTTGCCCGAGGTTGATATTGACTCTGATTGCCATATTTTTCCTTTCTTCTCCACACGGAGGTTATTACCCGCAATAAGCCGTGATATTTCCCATTCATACAAGTCAGTATGTATATTTATATCTACAAATTGTGAGTTCGCGTTGCCCATATTAATGGTAATTAACATTTAATAGGCTTCAGTTTACCACGCAGAGAACGAACCCATGCATTCTGTTCATCCACTTCGTTGACTTCCATATTCGCCGCGGCCTGTACTGGTCGCAGGTTCTCACGGACACGGTGGATATTGTCAAGTAGATTCGACCATGCATTACTCATGGATGCCTCGGGACCCATCGCATCACGGGCAACTCCCCACAGAGAACCACCGGTGCGCACGGTCGCAAGCTCCTCCAATCGGACCATATTGGTCTCTGCACGGGCAAGGGCATCTGCTGTCTGGGTTGCAGATGCAACACTCTGCTTGATAACGCTGCAAGCTGCCTCGATAATGGCAAGATCTGTCTGTATACACACACGGATATTTCTCAACTCTTCGTTATCACAGTCAATATCAATATCATTCAGAGCAGCAGTCAGGTTTACCATACAGTCATGCTGAAGCGATAGCCTATGACGAATCTGCTCGTCTGGCATTTCATAACTGATCGCACCCGTGGTCGTGTGGATGAAAAACTCATTATTGTCTGAGTCCGTACATTGGCACCACCCAGGAGCCTCGAGGTCACTAGGAGTTGTTGCTGATAACGAGGCAAGGGGGTTCTGGGTGAATAGTTCGCTGTGGTGACTACTGTACACAGTGTCAGATTCACTTATCCTACCGGACGGCTGGGTATTCATCATATTCATAGAAAAATCAGTGACAATCGATACACGCGCGGATTCATCCTGGAGTAACTCCATTTCATCTTCATTCATACGGTTACGCTTATTTATGATATAGCATCTCCATAAAAGGCATACGGGGATTATCATAGAGCCTAGTATGACGAACGGGAGAAACCACCAGGGGCATAAGGGAAGATCGCGAGTGGCCCACCCGGTACACACCATCGCGTTTCCTGGTGGCGGTGTATACAAATCCCATGAGCTGCCAGGGGGCATGAATATATCATCGTCGTTACCAATGTTACTACCAGGGCTGGGCGGAAGAAATGGGAGAGTTGGGGGCAAGGAGGGAGGAGGAGTTGGGGGCAAGGAGGCA